AGCTGGCGTAGCTGGCGTCGCTGGCGTCGCTGGCGCGGTTGGCGTAGCTGGCGTCGCTGGCGTAGCTGGCGCGGCTGGCGTAGCTGGCGCGGCTGGCGTGGCCGGCGTAGTTGGCTAGGGTAGCGACCATCATCCACCTCTTAGTCGGCTGGCGTAGTTGTAGTAGCTGGCGCGGCTGGCGTCGCCGGTGCGGCTGGCGCGGCTGGCGTAGCTGGCGTAGCTGGCGTAGCTGACGAGGCTGCCGTAGTTGGCGCGGCTGGCGTGGCTGGCGTGGCTGGCGTAGTTGGCATCGCTGGCGCGGCTGGCGTAGCTGGCGTAGCTGGCGGGGCTGGCGGGGCTGGCTAGGGTAGCGACCATCATCGTCCGCTCCTTAGCCGGCTGGCGCGGCTGGCGTCGCTGGCGTCGCTGGCGCGGCTGGCGTAGCCGGCGCGGCTGGCGTAGCTGGCGTAGCTGGCGTAGCTGGCGTCGCTGGCGCGGTTGGCGTAGCTGGCGTCGCTGGCGTAGCTGGCGCGGCTGGCGTAGCCGGTGCGGCTGGCGTGGCTGGCGTGGCCGGCGTAGTTGGCTAGGGTAGCGACCATCATCCACCTCTTAGTCGGCTGGCGTAGTTGTAGTAGCTGGCGCGGCTGGCGTAGCCGGTGCGGCTGGCGCGGCTGGCGTAGCCGGTGCGGCTGGCGCGGCTGGCGTAGCCGGTGCGGCTGGCGCGGCTGGCGTAGCTGGCGTAGCTGGCGTGGCTAGCTAGGGTAGCGACCGTCATTTACTTATCCTCAGTGCACGTTTGCGTGCACGGTAAGCCGCTGCGTTGCGTTTCCAAACTTCGCGGATGTGTGCACGATGTCGCATTTCGTATCGTCGTTTCGTTAGCCGATCCCTCTCGCGATTCGCTTGGCGCCAAGCGCGCCTATGCGCGGCAGACGCAGCCGCGCGCCAGTTTGCCCAGTTCAATAGACGGTACTCATATCGATCGCGTCCGTTTAAGTCATTAAACAGCGTTTCGATCTCGTGCAGATCTTCCCACATTAGATTTGCATCGGCATCACGACGCCGAGGTACTCGTCACCTTGCAGCGGACGAATCAGCCCCGGGTCGAGCTCACCGCCGAGGGCGAGCGTCACCTGGTCGCACGCCATCTGCGACAGCAACTCGACCACGTACTTGGGGTTGAACCCGATCGCGATCGGCTCGCCGCTGTAGTCCGCATCGAGCTCCTCGCGTACCTCGCCAAGACCCGGGTTGTCGCTCGTGATCGTGATGCCCTCTTTGCTCGCAGCGACCTTCACCCCTCGCGTCTCCGACGACATCAGCTGCGCGCGGCGCAGCGCATCGATGAAGCGCATCCGATCGACGGTGATGATCTTCTTGTGCTCCTTGGGAATTACCTGCTCGTACGGCGGGAACTGGGCGTCGATCAGCTTCACGGCGAGCGCGATGTCTTCCTGGACGAGAAACAAGTGCGGTGTCTTGATCGCGAGCTTGCACTGCGGTCCGGTCTCGAGAACTTTATTGATCTCGAGCAGGCCCTTCTTCGGAATGATGACGCCGGCCGATAGCTTGGGGCCGCCGGCAATCGTGCGCTCGACCTTGCTCAGTCGGTGGCCATCCGTCGAAACCATGCGCGCCTTGCTGCCATCGCATTCGAAGAACACACCGTTCAAGTGGAACCGCGTCTCGTCGTTGCACACCGAGAACAGCGTGCGTTCGATCATCTCGCGGAGCACGCTCGACTCCACCGTGGAGTAGTCCGCTTCGCGATGGTCGGGGACCTTGGGGAAGTCACGGTCGGGCATGCCGACGATGCGATACGTGACCTTGCCGCTGCGGATCTCCGCCCAGTGATTGTCCGCCTTCTTGAGCGTGACGTCTTCGCCTGGCGCGTTCGCGATAAGCTCGTAGAGATTCTTCGCCGCGAGCGTGATGCCGCCCTCGTGCGAGCTCTGGCTCTTGAGCTCAGCGGTCAACGACACGTTGAGGTCGGTCGCGGCGACCAGGATTTGATTCTTGCCCTGCGTGCGGAGCAGGACGTTCGCGAGCATCGGCATCGTGCTCTTGCGATCAGTTATCGTCCGCAACCGACGAAGAACATGCATAAGAGCTTTCTTGGATGTAGAGAATTCCATACTTTTATGCCCCTCTCACATACAGACCAGTTGCCTTATTGCAGACTGTCAGCATTGCGGTAGCAACCTCCTCGGCGTAGTCATCCCCGCGGGCCAGCAAATAATACGTGCCTGCTGGCGGGGGCTGCTCGAGTACGATTGCGCGGATTGCGCCCTTCCACGCACCGAATCCTAGCGGGCCGTCCTTTGGTGCACAGCGCAAATCCGGCAGTGCCGGTGGCGCACAAAACCGTGCCACCAATGTAGCAATGATGTTATCCACATAAGGGTGTAGTGACTCATATTCGCAATTCGGCATGCAATTGATAAACACACGAAGTTGCCCCGTAGGGATATCTTGTGTAACCATCGGCGTAGTTGGCGCATCCGCTGCCTTCGGTGGACGACCGCGCTTCTTTGCCGCGGGTGCCTCTGCAATAGTTTCGACCGGGGCAGGCGTGGGCAATGCCGGATGTGACGGTGGGAATGAAAATCCTTCAACCGACTTAGCGGCAAATGCCGGGTTACTCGCGGGCGCATCGGGCGGTAGCACCTGTTGTACCTGCTGCACCGCCGGCACGAGCTCGCCCGCTAGCTGCAGCACATGGAACGGGTCATTGAGCATCACTCGAGTACGCCCAAATTCCCCGTTACCGGCAAATGTCCCACCGGGGGCAATCGACTGCCCGCCGATTGCCGCGAACATCTGCGCCGCTGCACCGCCAAGCGGTGGAAATCCGCGGCCGCTCATCTGGATACGAGCGCACGCGTCCGCAAATCCCGGCACCACTTGCTGCTGGGATGCCTGCATGCGCAACTTCAACTCTTCGGCGTTCAAGGCTGCCAGATTCTGGCCAAAATCGATACCCATTTTGATCTCCTGTTCGGCTGTTACACCGAAGATACTCGACAAACTATCGTGTTTGAATGTGGGACACTGATCGCGATACGGACACCCACCATAAGATCCGCATGCCGCTTTGTTTCCTTCGATACGCTCGGGGTTTGACTCCTTCGCGATGCTTTTTAAATGACGTGCAATGCCTTCTACATATTTCCAGTTATCGCTACAATCCTGTAGAACGTGTAGACTGGTCACCTTGCGCGGGCGCCCACGCATCGCGGGGAAATACCCGTACCCCAACCGCACGTGCGTAGCGCCAAAATGCTGTCCGATGCCCAATCCATATCCTGACAGCTGTGTGCTGAAAATAAGCTGGTCACGTGTTGCGTAGTATTCTGCTTTGCTGCCGTCGCGTTTCCACTTCCAGTCGATAATCTCAATGGTGCCGGGTGGGTCTTGTATGTCGGTGACGTCGTCGCCGCCCATGTTGATTCCGCGGCGATTTGCATGGTCGACCCATCCGACTATAGGCACACCATCAGCGGCGAGTAAAGAGGAAATATTTTTTCCGTTAACCTGGTGTATGGGTTGTTCAACGATCAGATCCTGCCCGGTTGGCACCATGTGCAAGCCGCTCATGGCCAAAGCGCTCAGGTTGCGGTCGCCTGTCTTTTGGTAGCGTGCGAGCTCGTCATGCAGCTTGCGGCCGGCATCTTTACTGTCCGTATCCGCTTCCTTGATGCGGCGCACGTAGCGGTACCACCATTTCAAGGCGCAGCCACCTGCACGCGGATCCCCGCGGTCTAGTGCCGTCGGCGAGAAGAAACGAATTTCGCCGTTCTCGACGGCTGCGCCTAGGAAATCAGACATGTTTCTTTATCCAATTTGCGCGGGCTATTGCGCAGCCCTTGCAGAATTGCGATTCCTTTTCTGCTTTCTTTGTCGTGCAGACCCGGCACAATCCGCGAAGCACCGCAACCTGCTTAGATACGCTAGACGGGCGCTTGGTCAATTATTCATGTCAGCTTGGAGGCCCTGGCGATCGAATCCGTATCGCCGAAGCTTGCCTGTCTCGCAGCAACGAAACCAGTGCGCCATGCCTGTCACAAAGCCTTGCTCATTCTGTAGCAAGATCAACGAGCTGTGCGAATACGTGTGCAGGGTTGCGCGGCGCTCGTGCAATCCAGCAGATGGGAGATAGACATCAGGTTTGGTCATATTTAGGGCATCACATCAGGTGGCAGCGAGTGGCCGTACGCAATTCCCGTAGATTTTCCAGCCTGCGTTTGTGCGCCTGTAATCAATCCAACGAGTGCGCCAGTAGAATCGTACATCGGGCCCCCACTGTTACCGCTCACCACAACCATAGTCAAGTTTAAATTGCGGCACCATTTGCGCCCGTCGGCAAGACACTCATTTTCGACTACTTGCTCGATTTTACCACACTGGCCGGCTTTTGTAGGCCAACTCACAGCGGCGCAAACCGCTCCTTCAGTCGGCTTGCGCAACACCGGCGGTGCAATCGGACCGAACGAACCCGCGCTCGCAATCACGAGACGCGCGACATCGAAATCCGGCCACTCTTTTTCGACGTGCATGCGAATTCGCTTGCCATCTGCGAGCACCACATGTACATCAGCCATGTACGGGCACATCACAACGTGCAAGGCGGTAAGTACATGGCGTGCGTCGATAACAACACCCGATCCCTTGCCACCTTGGATCTCGGGCATAGTCATATCTTCAAATGGATCGTGGTTGATGCAGAGCGCCTCGACAGCTACCGCGGTAGTAAACTGATGTCCCATCAATCGCGGTTGCGGATCGAGCCGCGTGTAGTGGGCACATCCGCCACCACATGCTAGCGTGACCGCTGCGACTAGCAGCACGCATAGCCCTGCCAATAAACCAAATGCTGCCGGTTCGCTTTCGTGCATCTTAGGGTGCTTTCGCATGTTGTTACCCTTTAGCTTGAGGCATAGGATGCATTCTGTCGAATCGATACCGTGCCAACGATGTTAGGACGTATACCATGGGTTCATCTTGAGCGATCCGCCGTTTCTGAAACCTTTCTGGCGTTACTACGGCGCCAAATGGCGCGCCGCGCCGCACTATCCGGTACCCAAGCACGAGATGATCATCGAGCCGTTCGCGGGCGCGGCCGGGTACTCACTACGTCACTACCGACATCGCGTCGTGCTCGTCGAAAAGTACGATGTTCTCGTCGAGATCTGGCGCTATCTCATCCGTGTACCGGCCGCCGAGATCTTGGCGATCCCGACGGCCGACCACGTCGACGAGCTACCTGCGTGGGTGCCGCAGCCGGCGCGGTGGCTCGTCGGCTTTGCAATGAACGCAGCAGTGACGGCGCCCTGCCGACAGCTGTCCGCGGGGCGCCGCAATCTACGTGACGCCGGCCGTAACTTCGAGGGGTGGTCGCCCATGATGCGCGAGCGCGTCGCCTCGCAAGTCGACCTGATTAGGCACTGGATCGTGATTCAAGGTGAATACCACTGCACGAATACGAACATCCCCGTGACGTGGTTTATCGACCCTCCGTATCAGACCGCAGGCAAGTACTACAAACACTCCTCTCTCTCGACTTTGAAACGCTTGGCACGTGGTGCCGGAATCGTCGCGGTCAGGTCATCGTCTGCGAAAACGACGGCGCCACGTGGCTGCCGTTCGAGCACTTTCGCGACATCAAGGCGAGCAACATGACATCAAGCTCGATGCGTACATGTGAGGGCAAGTCCGCCGAAGCGATTTGGTATAAGGAGACTGCATAATGCGCTTTCGTATTCCTATGCCTTGCTCGTGCAAAGCAACGGATTTAGCAGCCGGCTTTGCTGGCTTTTTGATGGGCATAATGATAGGACAAATAGCGCGCTGTCAACCATTACATCGACAAGCCTGCAGCAATACACAACATGAACAAACAACGTGTCGCAGTATTCATGAAGATGGTTTACCCGGATTAGGTCCTAATGATTATACACTATGCGACACGCACTGTGTGCCATAGTGCATCTCACCTTCGTACGAAGTGAGCTAGATAACAGCACCTCCGATCATGCCGAGCATGAATGGGCTGATGTCGCGCGCTTTCTTACGACGCACCGTACACTAGCCACCAAAGGTGACCTAGGGGTTATCTTCGCGCGGTTTGTCAACGGCGAGTGTCGCCGTCGTCGACGGTTTGGCAGCTGCACGCCAGCATGCCCCGGAACGAACCATCGCATCGATGAAAATGTCGAAGTAGTTACCGCCCTCGGATTAGATTTCGATGAAGATGCATCCCCTGAACGCCTCGTTGCCCTAGGGCAAGAGCTCGATCAACGCGGGCTGCGCTATCTGTACTACTCGACATGGTCAAGCACGCCAGAGATCCCCAGGATACGTGTGGTCATCGCACTAGATGCGGATGTGCCGGCTGCGCAGTTTCACGGATTCTGGGACGCGGTTGTATCTGACTTAGGCATCCGCGATGTCGTGGATAGTAAATGTCGCAACCCAGGACGACTATTCTACACACCGCAATGCCCGCCCGGTAGCATCCCGCAAGCTAAAGCTTTCGACGGTACCCCGCTAGCAACCGCACAATACATCACATACGCTACATCCGCCGCACCGTCGGATCCGCCGCAAACGCGGCATACCGATTACCCGCCGGCATCGCAAGCACTCATACATCATGCCCTAACGCGCTTAAAAGCTCATGGACAGGCTGTAACGGGATCCGGCGGTAATGCGCACACTCGAGCGGCGTGGGGCATCCTGACCAATGACCTGGCGCTATCCGATACTGAGGCACGCACGGTGTTCCGACTATGGGATATCCATAACCAACCGCCGTGGGGTGAGACCGCATGGGCGGGACCATGCCGCACCGAGCAAGCATGGGATAGTCCGCGCGGCGCGATGCGGGATCGCTTCGAATCTAGCGGCGTAGATATCTTCGGCGATGCGTTGCCACAGCCGTCTTATCCCAGTGTGTTGGTCGGTGAGCACGAACATATCGCGGCTGTACCAGTGCGCCGGTATGGGACAGGGTTTCCCGATCTCGACCTGAAGCTCGGTGGGGGCATTACTACGCGGCAACTCGCGGTGATACTAGCCCCGCCCGGCGATGGTAAAAGTGCGCTAGCTGTCAATCTATCGATATTTATTCAGAAAACCATTCCGGTGCTGTACGCATCCACGGAGCTCGAGACGGATGAACTCGAGGCACGCATCGCGGCACAGATCCTCGGATGCCCCTGGCGTGATATTGTGGATGGCCGTATCGAACGGCCAGTGCTACGTGGCTTACGTATTTTTATCATCGGGTGTGAACGCTTACCGATGGGCGATGCGGCATTGCAGGCCATCGATTTCGAGATCGTGCGGATTACGGCCTTGTATGGCGTGCCACCGATGTGTGTGATCGATTACCTACAAGACTTAGCGCGTGGTACGGACGAGCGCTCAGTACGCGGCAAGATAGGCGGATTGGCCATGGTCACTCGAGCCATGTCACAGCGCTTAGATTGCCCTATGCTGGTGATTTCATCAGTTAGCCGAACGTATTACGGCATGAAGCGGGCTGCTGAGCTCCGTCAAGCCGAGGATGCGACCGTCTACCTTGCTGCAGCCAAAGAGTCGGGCGATGTCGACTATGCGGCTGCGGCGGTGTTGTTTTTGGATGTGGTCGGCGCGGAGGCAGGAGCGGGCTTCCGGTGCGCCAGGGTAGCGGTAGCGAAGTCTCGCCATGGTGAGACAGGGTTTGTGGGTGCACGCTTTGTAGGGGCAACTGGGCGATGGCAGGCGGCACCGGATGAGGTGCTGATGGCCGCTGGGAAGCGCGAGATTGCCCGTAGGAGCGTCGGACACGATGCCGATGACATGCGGGTGCTGGCTGCTATCACGCAAGCAGCACGCGAGGGCGTATACCGCAAGGCCGATGCCTGGCGCGTCCTGATTGCCGAAGTATCCCAGAATGGGGTACGTGAGGCGATCGCCCGCTTGATTGCGGCGGGGCGTTTAGGGCTAGATGAGATGCATCCCACCCTGCACCGCAAGCAGGGCAAGGGTGAGTTTGTTATTCCGATCGCATTTATCTCGGAATAATCGTTTTCTGATTTAAATTTTTAATTGCGCGGTGCGTTACCAAATCACCGATTCAATCGGTGAAAAGGCCCGCTGGAATCGGTGGACCCCCTAACGGGGGTCCTACCACCGATTCGCTCCAGCCAAATCGGTGACTGGTTCACCGATTAGATCACCGATTCCACCGATTCACCGATTGTATTTATTTTTAATTACTGAAAAGAAATCTAGCTTACAATAGTGCGTGGTATTTAGCCCCAAAATAGGATTGTGTGAAAAGAAATCTAGCTTACAATATCGCCTAGTAGTAGTGCGGTAGCTGTGCTGCAGACGCGATTTTTAGCGGGGCATAATAGCGCGGTCGAAAACCTAAGTAATGTAGTTTACAGATAAAGGGATGAGTGACCATATGTGACCATATATGCCAAGTAGTTGAAAATACACAGCAGTATTTATGTGTTGACAGATCTGTGTAATCGGTGGGATAAGAGGCGGACGATGATGGTCGCTACCCTAGCCACCTCCGCCACCTACGCCAGCTGCGCCAGCTGCGCCAGCTGCGCCAGCTACGCCAGCTACGCTAGCCACGCCAGCCACGCCAGCCACGCCAGCGACGTCAACTACGCCAGCCGCGCCAGCTACGCCAGCTACGCCAACTACGCCAACTACGCCAGCTACGCCAGCCACGCCAGCCGACTAGGAGGCAAATGACGGTCGCCAGCTGGCTAAGTGGCGGTTAGATCTTTAAATTGCTAGGTAAACTTAGGCATTATTGCGGGTTAGAAGTAACACACGCATCCTTATAGGATGGCAGCACTTTTCACAGTGTCTGTATTTCTCGCGGCAATGCTGATCGACTACGCCGAAGCGCGGTATGTGCTCGCGGTAAATCGAGGCGCGGCCAATAGTGCTGCCCGATGGTCGCTACTGATGTATGCTGTCGGGTGCTTTGGGTTCGTTGCAATCCTCGACGTATCCCTTTGGTTGCTGATACCCGAGGGTCTAGGGGTCTACTGCGGCACACTGCTTGCGTTGCGTAGAAATGTGCTACATGATCCAGCTATATGTCTCGTGGCGGATGGATCAAAGGCCAAAGCGGTAACCCAGGTGGTCGCATTGCCGGTAATGACAAGTGGTGGCGCGAGCAGCTCCGCATTTGTAACGGACGCGAGTACATTTTCAAATTCCTGATGGATACCGTCAGGGACGAAGACGAGAATAAGAAGTGGCGTTTTATGGCTGCGCAAGAGCTCTTGAATCGCTCCGAGGGTCGGCCGAAGGAAGTTGCCGCGGTTGTCAATGAGGAAGCTGAGATCACCCAAGAGCAGTTGAACACCGAGCTCCGCGGCATTGCTGCGGACCAGTTGCGGGGGATGGCGCCGGACGAACGGCAACGGTTTCTCGCGGCGCTTGAGGGATCGTAATTGATCATTCGTGAAGCTGCACCCGGCGACCAAGCATACGTGGCTGCGACGCTCACAAAGCAACTCGAGCAGCATGAGCAGCCGAATGCGCTTGCTGATCGCATTTTTGACAGCGCAAATATACGCATTTGGATCGCGGAATCCGACACGCGTATCCTCGGCTGGCTAGTGTGCGCAAAGATCACAGGCGTGCGCGCGCTGCTGTATGTGTACGTGCGACGTGCCGAGCGTGGTCATGGTGTCGCACGCATGCTAGCCAATACCGCATGGCCGGCCCGACGCGGGCAGTGGGTACATGGTGGACTTCGCGGGCAAGCATTGAAATCGCTACTCGAGCGTTATCGACCCATTGAGATGTCACTAAAGGAGTTACTATGATTGCTGTTAACGCGAGCTTCACTAGTTTTTTTGGTGTGCCTACCCGCACTGGCTATGCGAGCTACGACAGCGTCAGCTACGCCAGTGACGCTAGCCACGACAGCGGAGCAGGCCATGCCAGCAATGGCGGTGCTCGTACCTACGCTGCTCTTAGTGAGGCTAGCTTTATTACCGATGTTAGTCAGGCTAGTCGGAATCTCTAACCAGGAAATCAGGTGATTGCATGACATTTATTCAACCGTTGCACTCGAACCTTATCGTGGAGCCTTTCGAGCTCGGCGAAATTAGCCGTGGCGGGCTGCTTATTCCGCAGGTAGCGAAGGCATCCACACCCTATCGCTATGCGAAGGTGCTTGCCATCGGACCTGGACGACATGCCGCCGACGGCAGGTTGATTGCGGTTACCCCGCAACCTGGCGATGTAGTTGCGTATGCGCGTAACCAGGGCGTTGAGATGCCGCTCGAGAGCGACGGTATCGAGAAAACGGTGCTCTTGATCAACGAACAATATCTGCTCGGTATCGTGCGGGATATGCCCGAGCAGACTACGATCACTGGTCTCGATGGGCAGCTTATGAAGATGCGTCCAGGATCACATGCGCGCAGTGATGGCACGTATGCGCAGCTCGACGCGATCGCACGTGCCGGTGTGGATGGCATCCTCGATACAGCCGGTGACTTTCTTCAAAAGACAGCCGCGGCAGATGAAGCGGATCACCGAGCGGAGGGCGAGTAGCCATGAAGCTTCGATCGATCCATTTTATCCCTAATGTATTTGTGACGATTGGCGGGAAGCACGTCAACACTTCGTTTTGGGATCGCGAAAAGCACGCCGATATTGGCTGCGAGGAAAAGAATAACGGCGACGTGTGGCTGCGCTGGCACGACGGCCCGCATCGTAAGGTGATTCGCGTCGTGCACAAACTAGCGATCGCGTGGCGGGCATACGATGTGGACGATGCAAAGTGAGTGAATCGGACGGATGCCTTGGTATGATTGGGTTTATCGTATGCGGCGAAGGTGGCAATTACTGCTCGGCGGTGTGTCAACTCCGCGCTCGTCTCGCGCTGCTCGAACCTGTGTGGGAGGCAGCGAAGGCGATGCGTCGCGGCCATGAAGGTTGCGTTACCGAACCGCCATGCGGCTCGTGCTTTCGCTGTGATTTCGATAGAGCAGTCGACGCTATGGAAGTGAAGGAATGAGCGAAACCGATGTGATCTTCGCTGAGTTCTGTCGCGCGGCTAGAGCACTTAAGGCTGCGGAGGCTGCGTTTAAAGCGGCGCAGGCAGCGTATGCGGAAGCGGTGCGCAAGCTAAGCGACGCTGCGATTGCGGATGGCGATCGACCCTGAAATACTTCGGCGGCACGCATTAAAGCGGATGGCCGCTCGCGGACCTACGCTTGCTGAAGCATTGACCGAAGAATGGTTCCCTGAGCAGGGAGCTTTTTACAATTCGCCTGCCCGTTTGTTGGCTGCATTGTGCGGTAGGCGATCGGGTAAGACGCGTGGGCTTGCGGCTCATTTCGTTCGTCAGGCGATTACCAAACCGGGATCGCGGCTGCTCTATATCAATACAACTCGTGATGAGGGGCGTAAGCTATTCTGGCAGGGTATCAAGCGCGATGGTGTCTATTCGCTAGTCGAGCGCTATGGGATCGAAGCTATCCCCGACAGTACGCGTCTCACGTTGCATTTTCCCAAGACTGACTCGTGGATCTTTATTCGCGGTGCGAAGGATGAGGCGGAGCTCTCTAAAGCACTAGGCGACGCATATACCGAGGTGGCGTGGGATGAGGCGCAAAAAATCCGTCCGTCCATGGCGCAGACGATCCGCGAAGTGCTCATGCCCACGCTGCTCGATAACGGCGGGCGACTGCGATATACGGGGACTGCGAATCGCCAGCAGAGCGGCATTTTTTGGGGGCTGACACAGCCTGATCTGAAGAAGCGCCCGTCGCGGTTCGAGATTCACGAATGGAACATGCTTTCTAATCCGCACTTCGGGCGGGCAGTACAGCATGATGACGGGTGGTATGTGCACGCGCTCGGTGACATTCACATATTAGGACCGTTTTCCGAGGGACAATTAGACGCCGAGATATCTGGCGCACGCATGCGTTTTGGCATTGCACAGCTTGCGACGGATCTCGAAGTCCCAATCGATTCGCCGATTATCCAGCGCGAAGGGTTCGGTATCTGGACGCCTGAGGATAGTGCGTTCGTCTATCATATCCGTAAGGCAGCAAATCCCTATTACGCGCCAGCACGAATGCGGGATGATGGGTTTCCCGATATCCCGGCATGTCTGGCGGACCTGCCCGGGAATTGGGCGGGGTACACGTTTTCGATGGGCGGGGATCTAGGATTTCGTGATGCATTTGCGCTGCACTGCTGGGCGTGGCATCCGCAAGATCCAGATCTTTATGAGGTTTTCTCGTGGAAACGCGAGGGGCTTGATAGTGACCAGCAGTTTGCGGCGGTGAAAGAAGTCCGCGAGCTCTTACCGCTCGGGCAGGTTGTAGTGGATGCGGGTGGCGTTGGGTTGCAAGTATCGGTAGCTTGGAGCAAAGTTTTCGTAGAGCGCTATAATCTACCTATCGTGCCTGCTGAGAAACACCAGAAGGATAGCTTTCAAGCTGTCTACAACACGGATATTGCGCGTGGGCGTTGCCGCTTTCGTGAGGGTGGTGCAACCGCTGAGGAGATGATGCAGTTGCAATGGAGCAAGATTGTGACTGGATCCGGCAAGCAAGTAGAGGATCCTACACAGGATAACCATTGCTGTTTTGTGGCGGGGACGATGATTGAAACCGAAAACGGATCGTGCTCGATTGAATCTGTGCAGGTGGGGGATAGAGTCTGGACGCGTACAGGATTGCATCCCGTTACTGCAGCATGGTGCACGGGCACACGCCCAACATGGCGCCTGATTTATGAGTACGGATCACTAGTTGGCACCGCTGATCATCCGGTTTGGACAGACAACGGATGGGTACCATTGTCCGATGTGCATATAGGTGCTATATTGTCTTCGTGGCACATTACTACGGACGTTGCATCACCCTCGCACACGCCGGTATCACATATCGCCGCTACCCAGACTCTACCGAACGCAGCGCCCGTGTGTATTGGACAGCACAGCGCGGATGGCGTTTGCATCAACAGATCTGGACCGAACATTACGGACCTATTCCCGATGGATACCATATCCACCACATCGACGAAGATCCGCTCAATAACGACATTGCAAACCTTGAATGTAAGCCCGGCGGGGACCATCTCAGCGAGCACATGCGCGATCCCGAGCGAGTTGCACAATCTCGAGAGAACATCAAACATGCTATCGCCAAAGCTCCTGCCTGGCATGCATCCCCTGAGGGGATCGAGTGGCATCGAAAGCATGGACGTGAAAATTCTGGCTGGATCACACGTGAACTCCAGGACCACGTCTGTGTTGTCTGTGGATGCATCTTCCAAAGCAAAGGCGATGCTACCGTGTGCTCAAATAAATGCTTTGCTAAACAGCGGCGAGCTAGCGGGATCGATAACATCGAGTTCACTTGCGAAGAATGCTCTACCAAATTCATTCGAAACAAATACGGAAAACCAACCCGCAGGAAATTTTGTTCCAAGTCGTGTTCTTCGCGTCGAGCCAACCGGGAACGTAGCGCTCGTCTACAATCTGACAGTTGATAATGCGCACGAGTACATCGCTAATGGTGTGCTCGTTAGTAATTGCGATGCGTCAATTTATAGCCATAGATCATCATATCAATATCGATATCACCCGGCGGATGATGCTCCTATCGCGGGCAGCCGGGCGATGTACGCGCGCGAGGCCGCGGAGCTTGAGGATGAAGCCGATGAAATGGCGGGTGATCGGCGCCCATGGGCACGGAGAAATTATTAATGACCGTTGAGCAGATTCAAGAGATTATCCTTTGGCTTCGCAAGGAGCGTATCGCTTACTCGTCGCTGAGTATCGGCGATTTGATGCTTGACGGTGTTACTGATCTTAAACTCGCGGATTCCCGCCCTGCGCCAAAAACGGAAGCACCGCGCTCGGCATGGGAGCGGTATGGTGGGGATTTGCTTAATAAGCGTCAGGTTGATGGATCTGAAGTGCCAGATGAGGCAACGGAGGATTGAGCGATGATTAGAAAATCTAATTTGCCCGTTGTCAATCTCAAGCGCGAGAAAAGACGCGACGAGGTTAAGTATCTCAAGTGGTGGAATTGCGAACTCGGTGATGATGCTCAAACCACCTTGTGGCGGTGGGTAGATCGGCAGCGCTCGACATGGAGCCTTGATGCGATTAACGATCTGATCGCCGAGGCAGTCTATTCTGACACGCCCATTGCCGCCGCTGGCCGACTCGGCGAGGGCGGGCGTTACATTGGATTCAATGCAGGTATGAATCCTATCAATAAAATCAAATCATTGATCGATACTGGCGCGGCGCATCTCGTGAAAGTGCGCTCGATGCCGGTTATCAGCGCCGACGATGCGGATTACGATGAGGCCCGTTATGCTCGCGAGCAATCTCGAGTCCTGCGCCGCAAGATGGGCAACGGGGAAATGGAAAAAGCGGCGCCCTTGATCATTCGTGATTTCCTGATCCGCGGTACAGCCTGCGGCAAGGTTGTGCGTGCGGGTGGCGATACTGCGTTCAAGCGCACGCCGATCTACGAGATTGTCTACGATCACCGCGAAGCGCTCTACGGGCACATGCGCGTCATGGCGCACGTACGACCCGAAGATCGCGAGCATCTTTGTGCGCAATTCCCTAAATACGAAGCTGATATTTACAAGGCGCCAGCATTTACCCGTATTGATCCTTGGATGACTTATACGTATGTAGGCCCGCACACCGCTGATATGGTGGAAGTTGCGGAATCGTGGCATCCACCGACCGCCCCGGAAGCCGACGACGGGCAGCATATCATCTGTGTACGCGGCAAGGTGATTTTGCGTGAGCCATGGGCGTGTCCTCGCTATCCGATCAAGTTTGCGTATTGGACGCCACCAACTCGAGGCGTAGGACGAGGCGCGGGGCTTGTGGTGGAGCAAGCCGCAGCGCAGGCGATGGTGAACGATATCCTGCAGGATGCCCGCGAAGGCATTCACCACGGCAGCCAGCTGAAAGTATTCCAGCCGCGTGGTGGGGGATCGAACAAACATCATTTGAAAGCTCGGCATCCTGCGGTGATCGAGTACGAGGGCGCCATCCCGACGTATGTAGCGCCTGACCCTGTGTCAAAGCAGGCATGGACGATTGCATTCCAACTGTTGGATCAGATGGATCGCACGAGCGGCATTCCGCAATGGGCTAGCGGGGGGACTAGCCCGCTCGGTGCTAACCCCGCTGCTAAAGCGCTCGAGACGATGGAAGATATTAAATCCGAGCGATTCGCTGCTGTTGAAAGTGGCTGGCAGCAATTCCGCGTTGATATCGGGCAGGCACATATCGATCTGGCGACGATGATCCATTGCGAGGTTAACGGCGATACTAAAAAGATGTTCGAGGAACAGCCCGATCCGATCGATAAGGATGATGTGGCCGCGTGGATCCTGGAGAATAAGTGGCCGGACGTGGACGTGGACGGCGGCGACTATCACCTGACACTCGAACCGGAGAATTTCATTGTTGGCACGCGGGGCGGCAAGCTCGATCAGATCAACGAAGCTGCCAAAGCAGGATTGATCCCGGATCCATCCTTGACCGCGGCGCTATTCGACGAGCCGGATATGGCGCGTGCGAACCGCGGCATCATCGGACCTGTGCGACGCATCGAGCAGTGCCTTTCAGATTTGGCTAACTTGGATGTGCCGTATATCGATTGCGCACCAGACCCTGAGATGAATCTGGCGCTTGCGGATATGCTAGCGAAAGGCGAGCTCGAGCAGGCCAAGGCCGACAAAGCCAAGCCTGAAATCGTGCAGCGTTTTAGAGATTTCCGTAGTGATGTGGAGCGTTTGCAGCAGTTGGCAACCGCAAAAGCGAATATGGCACCGTCGCTTGCAGGCGCGCAAGCAAATAATATTGTTGCACAACCGAACGCAACCACGTTAAATGGTAGCGGCGCACCCGCGCCTGCCATGCCGCCGTTGCCGCCGTTGCCGCCCGGAGTGTCATGACCGCTGTTTTTGCCAGCGACGATCTCTTTACGCATCCTGCTAGCACCACCCATAATTTCAACCATGCTTATCCGGTTAACACCCCATGAGTGACTCGCAGCACGAGATCGCGGCGCTGTTTGTCGAGACAGGCGGTCATTACTTTGGCATGCCGAACGTGGACCCGTGGGACGTCACGCGCGACGCGCGCAAGTATGACGGCGATCTGCCGGTCGTTGCGCACCCACCATGTTTCCTGTGGGTCAACCTCGCGGCGGTGAACTGGAAGCGATATCAGCGCGAGCGACCGGCCTGGTACCCCGACGGCACCGACGGCGGATGCTTCGCGGCTGCACTTGCTGCGGTGCGACGGTGCGGTGGTGTGTTGGAGCACCCAGCGGGCTCGTGGGCATGGCAGACATTCGGGCTCAAACGGCCGGAAGGAATCGGATGGACGCTTGCCAGCGACGATTACGATACCGGAGGCGCGATGGGAGAATGGACGTGCGAAGTCTGGCAATCAGCATATGGGCACAAGGCGAGAAAGCGGACGTGGCTCTACTTCGTCGGTCACTGCGAGCCGCAAGAAATGGATTGGTCGCGCCCGACCGGAACGCACCAGATCGGCAAATTCGATCGCATCAAGCCGACCATCTACGGCAAGGCCGCGAGCGCTACCCCACCTGCATTCGCGACGGCTCTGATCGCGCTCGCGGCAGGAGTTCTGCAACCGCTGATGCCCCTATTATGTATGCTAGTGATTGTGCTGCGAGTCGATTGCAGGGAGGCATATGATCGCAACGTTTATTATGCTGTCGCTATCGGCTCTCAATCGCGCTTTGCTTCCTAGTGATGCCAGCGATATCACCATCGCAAGCGACGCAAGTTTGGCTAACGAGTTACGTAGTGCTAGTCATGCGAGTGATTCTGGTGAGATGCGTTATGCGAATAGTGCTAGTAGATTGTGGGGCAGATGATAGCCATCTTAGCGAGTCATCCTAGAGATCTCGTTCGCACGAGTTGGGCTAATGAGTTCCGACCTGCTTGCGCTGCGAGCGTAGTGATCCAGAGTACTACATTGACTATGCTAAATAGTATCTATAAGAAGTATTACAGATGATTGACGTCGCTAGATTTGTTAGCAACCAACGATGCCCGCGGTGCTGCGAGCGGCGCGTAGTCGGCGTGCGGCTTGAGTCTAACGAATGGTGCTGCGCGCCGAATGCTAGACCTTTTTTGTTTGCAAAAGATTTAAAAACGCACAACGCATTCGCCGATGGCGACGGAGACGAGTTGCTTTATCCACCAGGTTACCAGGAGTAGATATATGCCTAGCTTAGATGATGACGCTGTTGAAGGTGATAGCCATTCCGCACCCGCTGACGCGCCGGGTGCTGTGCCGGCAGACGATACTACGGCGCCAACTGTCAAGGATATCGGTAAGGATGTAATCGACAGTACATCGGTTGCTGACGCGCCAGTGCAGCATTTCAAGCGCTCGACGGCACGTGTAGCAGCGGCGCGTAAAGCATTTGCTGAAAAGATTGCGGAATCCAAGCAGCAACTCGCAGCTACGGCAAAAGAAACGGCACCGGATCCCGAGGATGATTCGGAGCCGGCGGCGGTAGTGGCGGACGCCGTACCTGCGCCTGTTATCCCGCAGGTTGTTACACCCGCTGCAGCTGCCCCGCCCGCTCCTTCGCTGGATCCTGAAGTGGCGCGTATGCGGCAGCAACTGGCGACAGATCGCGAGGAGCTCGCAAAAGAGCGTGAAAAGGATGCTGCGGCGCGTGCCGAATGGGAGAAAGCAAGGCTGCCCATCGAAGCATCGCTAGAAGATTATCTAGATCGCCCGGTAACATCGTATCGCGCTTGGCTTGAGTCCATGCGTGGCGAAAAACTGACTGATGATGATTTCAAAGCCGAGATGCATGATTTTGTGACACAGGCATCGGCTGATGTGCTCGGCGTGCCTTTGCCCGAGAGTATTCGCACGCGACTCGAGGCGCAGCAGGCCCGTAAGATTGTGCGTACCCATAAGGTGGTACAGGCCAAGAAAGAAGCACTAGCGGCACAGCGTGCAGAATCCGAGCGCGCGGCATCGGCTACCACGGCTGAGACCGAGCGTATTGAGCAAGAATGGACAAAGGCCACCGATGTCATCGGTAAGCTATTTGTAGGCGAGGCAGCGGATAAGCCCGCACCTGCGACAACCGCTTACCCATGGCTAGCGATCGAAGATGCACCCGGCAAGATCGTGGTGGATGTGATCCGGGCGGCTGCTAAGAAAGATGGCACGCAACTTTCATGGCAAGAGGCTGCGAAGAAAGCTAATGATTACTTAGAGTCGCAGGGTAAAAGCTATTACGCCAAGCGTCAGCCGCTGCTCGGTGCTGCGCCCGCTGCCAAAGTCGCTGCGCCTGTTGCGAAGGCAGTAACGCCTGTTGCTAAGGCAGCAGCGCCGGTTGACGACGTACCCGCCCAAAATAAAAAATGGACGCGTGATAGGCATATGGAAACTACCCGAGCGGCATTTCGCCAGGCACTCAAGACGAATTTGCCGACGGAGTAAAGTGCTCACAATTTCCACTGATTTTAAATACTCCACCTATTTGGTGGAGTATAGGATGGCGTCGCGACCATCATCCGTTCCTTAGTCGGCTGGCGTCGCTGGCGTCGCTGGCGTAGCTGACGTAGCTGACGTAGCTGGCGTCGCTGGCGTCGCTGGCGTCGCTGGCGTCGCTGGCATCGCTGGCGAAGCTGGCGAAGCTGGCGTCGCTGGCGTCGCTGGCGAAGCTGGCGAAGCTGGCGAAGCTGGCGAAGCTGGCGAAGCTGGCGTCGCTGGCGTCGCTGGCGTCGCTGGCGTAGCTGGCGTAGCTGGCGTGGCTGGCGAGGCTGGCGTGGCTGGCGAGGCTGGCGTGGCTGGCGTAGTTGGCATCGCTGGCGTAGCTGGCGTAGCTGGCGTAGGTGGCGCGGCTGCTGGCTAGGGTAGCGACCATCATCCGCATCTTATCGCATAAGTTAGCCACGATTGTCAATGCGTAAGACATGTGTTAGCTTAGTTACTGTAGCGACGCGAGTGTACCAGGTCGGTCTATCCAGGTTCGTAGATCAGCACTCAGACGCGGTTTTCTCACAACCACCTCTGAAACCGGCAACTGCAAGTTGCCCAAGGATCTACGATGACGCAAGGTACTACGCTGACCACGGCCGATGCCGTGCTCAAGCAGCATTATGCCCCTGGACCTCTCCTTAATCTCGCAGCACAGCAAAACCCGACTTTCGGGCTAATCACCAAAAAGAATAAGCGCACCACGCAATCCGGTGGTGGCCGCTCCTGGACGCAGCCGATTCGGATCTCGTATCCGGGCGGTGGATCGAGCGATTTCGGCACCGCGATCGCTGCGACCAATAACGCGTCGGGCTTTGGCGTGTTTACGGTCACCCGCAAGAGTCACTACCGGCTTGCGAAGATGCAGACCGAGCTTCTCGAGGCCACGGAATCGGGCGCCGAGGATGCGTTCGAGGACATGATCGACGAGCTCGATAAGGCGATTGAAGCTGAGGCCAACTACCTCAACTTCCGTCTGTTCCGCACGTCGGGCGGATCGTTTGCGAAGGTGACCAATTCGAACCTCGCACTTACGGTTGCCACGCTTGATGATCCGGCCGGCTGCTGGGCGGTTGTCAAGAATGACGTTGTGAATCTGTCCGCCACGGACGGTACCGGATCGCTCAAGAGCGGCTCGCTTACGGTTGCGAGTGTGCAGCGCTCGGCCGGTACGATTACGTTTACCGCGAATATCTCCACGGGTGTTAGCTCGGCTGCCACGAACGATTTCATGTTTATGGCTGGCGACTATGGTGCGGCACTTTCCGGTTTTGCAGACTGGATCCCGGATGCTGCGCCGGGTGCAACGGCGTTCTACGGACAGGATCGTAGCTCGGAGCCGGAAATGCTCGGTGGCTTGCGCGTCGATGCATCGGCGACTAGCCAACCGACGTCAGAGACGCTTATCGACATGATGGGTCAGGCTGAAACCTTCGGCGCGAACCTCGATATCATGGTCATGCACCCGCTGGCTACTGCCGGCATGGCGAAGCAACTCGACGGCAAGTGGGTTATCGTCAAGGCGCAGGGCTACGATGGCGACGCGGACATCAGCTACAAGGGCTGGAATGTCTCGCTTGGCGGACAAGACGTCACGATCGTGACGGATCGCGTCTGCCCGCAGAAGCATGTTTATGGTCTGCAGACGGACACGATGACCATGTTCTCGGCGGGTACTGCGCCGATGTTTATCCAGAAGAAGTCCGGCTCGATTCTCAAGGTGTCGGAGAACTCCGATGCGATTGAGGCGCGCGTCGGTGAGTATATCAACCTCTCTTGCAAGGGTCCCGGCTGGAATGTCGTGGGCATTCTTCCCTAATTAAAATAGAAAGATAAAGGAATAAATCCATGACTCGTCCACTACTTGATACTGCTGCTTTCCTGCCCTCTTCGACGTCGGGTAAGGCACAGATTATCTCTGATCCAGCTAACACGTGGGTCTCGAATGTCACGACCTACGTTAACCAAGTGCAATCCGATCTTGATGCTGCAAGCATCCCATCGACGACGGGATCGATCGAAACCAAGACCAGCGGCGCGGTGTCGCTGACGATTCCGCGCACGAACCTGTCGGTTACGGGCACCGTGGGGTTTACGCTTGCGGATGGCACCATCGTCGGCCAAACGAAGGTGTTCGAGTGCACAGTAGCGGCATCGTCGCCTATCGGTACGCTGACGATTGCTACGCCGCTTTCGGGTGAGCCGGCTACCCACGTGTTCAACGCGCTCGATCAGGAGCTCGAGCTCATTTGGCAGACTGGCGGATGGCATATCACCCGGAAAAAGCGTGCAGGACTAAGCCCGATTATGGTGGTCGGAACCACGTCTTTTACTGGTCTGGATATGAATGACACCTATAGATTGTCGATCACGGGCACGGTGGGTAGCACGCTACCTGACGCGACTGTGGGCGATGAGGGTGCTGTGATTACCCTTACCTGTACGACCGCCGCAACGTGCCCCGCCGGTACGATCACGGGCACATATCTGACGACTGGTAACGCAGCCGCAACGGGTGCTGCTATCAACGCGACCACGGACACCGCGGTGTTTGTGGGTAGCGGTGGCGGCAAGTGGCGCGCGCTCGTCCTGACGTCAGTCACGCTGAGCTAAGGAATTAACCCATGAATGGCAAAAATCTAGCTTTTTCAGCCTACAATGACGGCGTGACTGCACATGCCGCATGGGTGGGTGCTGGCGCAACGGATGCGACGCTTGCGACCAACGCACAGTTTCCGCTTGCAGCCAATAGAGGCAAAGGAGTGCTTGCGCGGACTTCGATCGGGTTGTTTACGGCAACTCTATCGGATATGCCTGCGCAGGTGCTTAGTGTTGCTGGTACGGTTGTGGGGACGGAAGGATTGCGAGTGACCGTTAAAACCGCATACAACCCGACGACGAAAGTTGTTGTGTTGAATGTGTGGGATCCGGGTGGCGCACTTGATGACCCGGAGACTTCAGATACGGTTGTGCTGCTGATCCACGGACGCGATTCTACCGCTTAGGAAAGAGTGCTTGCTTATCTCGCGGAGCTAAGCAAGAGCGCTTTCTTAGGATTTGGGAGGCACTATGGCGATCACGAGTCAACGCACAATTACCGTCAACCTCACAGGCGACGTGGGCATGCAGGTGTTGTACTCGAGCGCGACCAACACTGCCTCGGCTGGATCTGAACAAATTGTTAACCTGTCATCGGGTAATAACGCGATCACGATTCCGACGGGTGCCGAGGCTGTCACTATCCACAAGCCGACGGGTAACACGGTGGCGCTCTTGCTAAAGGGCGTGAACGGGGACACTGGCGTGACGCTGCATTTGACCGATCCTGATTCGATTTCCATCGGCGGCGGTACGCTTGTGCTCAATGCAGCGAGCTCACTTACAGGTCTGATTTTGATTTGGTCTTAAATGGCGAAGATTAAGACACTCTTACAGCTTCGTACGTCGGTTGCTACCGAAGGGGCTTACGAAGGCTCCGACGATATCACTGCGACGGTGCTAAACGATTACATCAACAAAGCGCTTGTGCGCGGTCGTGAAATCATTGTCAGCACGTGGGAAGACTATTTCACGGTCGCAGCCACGCCTTTTCAAGTCGTGGCGAATGTCGATTCATACACGCTGCCAGCGGATTTTGAACATCTGCGCAAAGTAGAACTGGCGCTTGATGCGGGGTTGACTCGCTGGCGGCGGCTATACCCAGTTGACTTGAGCGATACCACGCGGCACCAGAATAGTTTCGCGCGTCGCTATCGCTATCGGATGCAAGGCGGTCCTGCGCCATTCGTGCTCGTCCCAACCCCGGGTGCATCGCTGGATACCGTCCGCGTTTGGTATATTCCGTATGCGCCCGAGCTCGCAAACGACACGGATAGCATTTCGCTCAATGTGGACGTGGAATACGAGCTTTATGTGGCGCTGACGTTGCGCCGCTGCAAGATTCGCGAGGATCTGGATACGTCGGCTGTGGATGCCACTATTGCCGATTGCACGGCCCGGCTACAAAAGATGGCGGATGCCCGCGATGCCGGCGAGCCGTTTTACCTAAGCGATCACACGGATGACGGCAACGGGCGAGGATGGTGGGACTAATGTCGCTCCGCGATAACTGGGTTGATGCTCTTGCATCGATGTCGATCAAGCATATTGATCCGACCGTCAACATCGAATGGACAATGCTCGGTGGTGCGAACGATCCTCGCTTACAGATCAAAGTCATCGGCGTGCGCGATTCGGACGATCAAACCAAGCGACGGGATATCCATGTACACACGATGAATTTTTGCGTTTGGCCGGGGATGGTTGTAGCGCGAGCATTTCTGGCTTGTGCATGGGCATCCTATTTCCAACATGAGGCACTCGAGCTTTGTTCGGTGGATGGCGTGCGCATTTGGGATCCGCATCGTCCGCCCTATATCTGGGATCAAGGCTTTCGCGGTGCGATGCCTGTGGATGTTACATCTGAAACCATCGCGCAAACGCTAGGCATCGTGATGGGAGGCGAGGCTGCCCGACGTTTAATGGGGATGCCGTAATGGCTGCACAGCCGCCCAAACGTCCTCCGACGCGCTCAAAATTACAAATAGGGACGCAGATTGATGCCAATCCTACTAAAGTTAGTCGGCATCTGTCCGATTTGGCGGCTGCTGTCAATCGTTTAGAGTCTTTGCCAGCTGCAGCATCCCCTGTTGATTTTACGGCCACTAAAGCGGGATTGGCGCCTGCATCGGGGGGTGGCACAGCGAACTATCTACGTGCCGATGGTACGTGGGCAACACCTGCAGGATCAGGCGACGTTAGCCACACGCGATTGATCAGCACTACAGCCCCGTTGGCCGGTGGCGGCGATTTATCCGCAGACCGCACGCTATCGGTTGGCACATTTGACTCCACGCATTCAGGTGTCGTCGGATCGTCTGGCGGTGGCACTACGAATTATTTACGTGCCGATGGTACGTGGGCATCTCCCCCGGGTATAGGCGATGTCGTCCACACGCGGTTGATTAGCACTGCCGCTCCGCTAGCCGGTGGCGGCGATCTATCAGCAGATCGCACGCATTCAATTACTACAAACGGCATCGATGACACACTAATTCGGCAAGGTGTAGCGACCAGCGTCATTGGCCGCGCGGCCAACAGCACAGGCAACGTGGCGGACATTCAGGCCACCGCCGACGGGCAGTGTGTGTTGCGTTCTGCAAGCGCACTTGTCTGGGCGGTTCCCACATTTGCGATGCTAGGCGACGGGGTTGACGGGGCGCTGCATTTCGACGGATCGACTACATTAACATTACATGACAGTACAACTCTAATACCTTCGAGCAGTATCTACACGCTTGCGCGCGATATTTTTGCGCTATCGATAACAATAGACAGCGGTGTGGTTTTGAAACCGAATGGTTTTCGAGTTTTTTGCCGAGGGACATGTACGGTTACGGGAAAAATCACCGCCAATGGCGGCAACGCATCTGCCGGTACTATCGGATCGGCTGGTGGTATCGCAGGATATTTCAACGCCTCACTGGCTGCAGGGGCAGGAAATACAGGTAATAACGGTACGTCTGGATCTATTATATCAGCTGGTGCCCCTCAGCCTTACGGATCGACAAGCACTGTGGCCGCAGCAGCAGGGGCTAACGCAACGAATATTTGTTGCGGCGGCGGCGGCGGTGGTGGAGACAGCTTACGTACGGGCGGTGCAGGTGGGAATATCGGTCCTACAGCAGCAAATCGGGGAGGGGCAGATTTCTTTGCGCTATTAACGGGTGGGGCGCAATCGACTGTACAAGCAACCCAAACGTTTGTGCCAGCTGCTGGCGGTGGTGGCGGGGCGGGGGGCGGTACAACGGGTGTAGGAGGCGGGGGTGGGGGCGGGGGTGGGTATGTGGCTGTGTTGTGTCGTGTGCTATCTGGATCCGGCTCGATCGAGGCGTCGGGCGGTAACGGCGGCAACGGGACACTAGGCAATGGCATAGGATCAGGGGGTGGCGGAGGCGGTGGCGGTGGCATTATAATTCTTGGGTATTTGACCAACAATAGTACGGTAGCAAAGGTTGTAACCGGCGGCACGCACGGGACCAAAACCGGGACACAGGGTGTTGATGGCGGTGATGGTCATGCAGGATTCGTTGTTGCTTACAATATGAGTGGGGATGGGACATGAGCAATCATCCTAAGTGCCCATTGGAGTTCTACTGATGGCGCTTCCGCGTATTCTGCTAGACCCGGCGATGCTGACACCTAGTTCAGCAACTGGCCGTGCACTTTCGATAGCTGAATCAATTAGTGCCGTCATCGATGCATGCAATAAACATTCGGCGTCCCTGGATATATCGGATCTAAACGATCTATTGCCGGGTCTGATAGGTCCGGTCGGGCCTGCAGGTCCCCAAGGCGTCCAAGGGCTTATCGGGGACACTGGCGCACAAGGTGCTACTGGTGCAACCGGGCCACAGGGTGTCATCGGCCTAACCGGAGCTGCTGGCGCAACCGGGCCACAGGGTGTCATCGGCGCAACCGGGCCGCAGGGTGCAACCGGCGCAGCCGGGCCGCAGGGTGTCATCGGCCTAACCGGAGCTGCCGGCGCAACCGGGGCGCAGGGCGTCATTGGTCTGACTGGCGCCACGGGTGCTACCGGGGCGCAAGGCGCCACCGGCAATACCGGGGCACAAGGCGCCACCGGACCCGCACCAGCAGGTACCGGATTCGTGCACGTCACGAATGGCTCGTTAGACACCCCGGCCGAACTCACTGGTGATGTTACCGGCGGTGCGAGCGGCGTAACTGCTATCGGTGCGGGGACGGTCACATTAGCAAAAATGGCTAACCTGGCTACAGCTAATATCATCGGGCGCGCAACCGCAGGCACCGGGGTGCCTGAGTCGCTTACGGGGGCTCAGGTTACTGCAATGCTCAATAACCGAACTGAGACCCTGCCAGGACGTATGCCGGCAAATATGGGTGTGCGGGCATCGCTCGCCACCAACAAGTCTATCGCCAACACGCTTACGCAGGTCGTGGGCTTCACGGCAGCATCGGGAACGCTTGCGGTAGGCACTGCCGTCCGTTTTCGTGCGATGGGGCTGCTCACTAACACTACGGGCGCATCGACATCTGTACTCACGCTGCGCATCAATGCAGGTTCGTTAGGCTCAACTATTGAGGCGTCGTGGTCGTGTGTGCTTGGCACTACAGCTCGAACCAACTGCCCTTTTATCGTCGAGGGCGAGCTCGTAATTATTTCGACTGGTGCGGGTGGCACAGCATGGGGATGCCTTACTGTTACCTGTAACACAGCTACTGCGCTGGCACTTCCTACCAGCATGGTAACCTCGGCTGTGACCTGTATTACGACCCAGAGTAACGTGGTGGAGCTGACGTGTATTTCGGGCGCTAGCACTACGACCTGGAATTTCATTAGTGCCTACGCGGAAGTGGTGCAACCATGACAACCCCCAACATGGGAATGACTGAACCGACTGACCATGCCAGCACGGATGTGTGGGGCCTTGCGCTTAACGCGGCGCTTGATGTCATTGATGCGCATGACCATACGACGGGCAAGGGCGTGCTCGTCCCCTCGGCTGCGCTCAAGATTAACGCAAATGTTTCGTGGTCTTTTGGGGGCACCAACTACGCGATCACGGACGCACAAGCGATCGACTTTACTCCTGTAGCTGCGGCGAGTATTGCTAGTCTATCTAGTGCATTGTTTGCTAACGCAAGCGATAGCAATAACCTCTACTACCGTAATTCGGCTGGTACGAATGTGCAGGTTACTAGCGGCAACACGCTGAACATCTCGATCGTCGGCGGTATCGGCGGGGATTATGCCAGCGTCGGAGCATTGTTCTCCTTCGATGACTCGACCAAGCGTTATCTTGCTCAATCGGAAGGGTCCCCGCGCCCATGGTCGGGCTTGGCTACGGCTGATATTGACCTGTATGAGAAGGCTGTCTCGATTACCAACAAAGTGACGCTTAAAAGCCCCGCTGCGCTAGCGGGTAGCTATACGCTGACGTTTCCTGCTGCTAATCCCGGATCTACGCAGCTTTGGCAGGTATCTAGCGCGGGTGTGTTTACCGCGAGTAACACCGTTGCTAACCAGGTGACACTCGGCGTGGACTACAACTTCACAGGCTTTACCCGCACGGTAGCGGTGCCGCTCGGAACCGCAACTCGCTTAACTAACTGCGGATTCACGGCGATCTCGGGCACGAGCACTGGCCTTGACGGTGCAGCCGCTTGGCTAGGATCCTCAGGAGCGTGGGAGTTCACTTCACAGGCACTCAATGGTTTGGGACTGCACGTGGGTGATCGTATCAAGAGCATCCGCATTGTGCACAAGACGATTGCGGGGACCCACGGTTATGATCTCTACAAAATTGTAGCGGCGGGGGGCGGATCGGGGGCCGTTACCGACGTGTCCAACGCGAGCGGTTCTTCCAGCAACGATCACACTGCTACGGTAGGCTCGCCAGTTGCGATTGCCGCAGGCGAGCAATGGTTTCTCGATCTGTCAGGTACGACTACAGGGGATCTTATCTCACATGTGGAGATCACCTATGACCATCCTTAACTCATTTCCGCTCGTACCGGTTGGCAAAATTCATCCAGACGATAGTGCCCTCGCTGCCGCCGGAAAAGTACTGCCAGCCGTGACGCCACTCCGCGGGCAAAGCCGCCGACATAGCCGCATGCAGCACGGTCGCAACCGGGAAGTAGATGCTAGGCGAGACACGTTGCCCGCACCTGCCCATGATGGGGTTGGTCTCGTCGCAATTTCGGGTGATCCACGACGTTTGATACCAATCGACACTTTGCTCCGTGGCGAATGCGAGCTCGCGTACCGTGTCTGCCCGCTGCCACCCCTCGCATGCGCCGAGGAATACCAGCAGGATGATTCTAGCCATGCAGCCATCATAGAGATCTTTGCTTCTGACATCAAGCACTAAGAACATAAGGAAATCACATATATGCTAAAGTCTGTCGCCAATAGTCTTAAAGTCGCTTCACCCGATATCACGCCATCTGCTGATCCTGCGCCTGGTGGGGCAGCAGACCATGCGCGCATGTTGCACGATCGCGCGAAGGCACAAGCGGCGCCTATCCATAATCGTGTCAATGGCATGATGTCTAAGGTCATGGATACTGCAATGGATAATGATGAGGATGAAAAGACTAAAAAGGCTAAGGCAATGTCTAAGAGCATGAGCAATGCCATGGACAATGATGAGGACGATTAATGCCGCTTATCAAATCCAAGTCCGATAAAGCCGTCGGGCGCAATATCAAAACGGAAATGAAGTCCGGCCGTCCGCGCAAGCAAGCCATTGCGATTGCGCTATCGACGCAGCGGTCAGCAGGCGGTGATTCGCCCGCACCGGGCGAAGCCGGAAACCATGCGCGCACGCTGCACGCTAAGGGCAAGGCAATGGCGGCACCGATCCATCAGAGGGCGAAAACCGGATACTAATGCCACTGCAGAAGCAACCGTACGCGTTGCAGTTTGTTGGCGGAATTGATAGTAAAACCGACAGCAAGCAGGTGGGGTATACGAAATTACTCGACCTGCAGAATGCTGTTTTTTCGAAGCAATCGACGCTTATCAAGCGCAACGGGTACAGCGCTTTTGGTAGGCAGATCGATGATGCAGCAGCAACGATTACTAATCCCAAGGGCTTTGCAACGCGTCGGACTGGTCCGACGGATGCGACGGGTGACGAACTCTTATTGCTCAATGGCGCTAAGGCATACAGTTATCGAAGCTCGTCGAATTCTTGGGTTGATACCGGCGAGATTGCATCTGTGGTGGCTGCTGATGTGCCGCTCGCTCGTAGCGGTACACAGCAGACCATGCCGGATCATGCGACTAACCTCGGCGTGACTGCACTTGCCTGGGAAGATAGCCGCGGCGGGGTATGGTGTACTGCAGTTGAAGCGGCGACTGGGCGCGTGCTACTGGCTGAGACGCAACTGAATGCATCGGCGATTTCGCCTCGCTGTGCGGCGTGCGGAACCGTACTGCATGTCTACTACGCAATTGCGGCTAGCCATCAAATCCAAGTGGCTATTATTAACCCGGCGCTGCCTAGCGCCGTGCCCACGACGGCCATTCTTACCGAAGATCTGCTGACAGCGACTCCGACGTATGATGCGGTTGCGGTTATTAACACGAGCCCGAGCATCCTCGGCGGCATTAGCCCAGTCGCAATAGCATGGACAATTGCCGCGGGTTATCGGGTCGGATATGTGCATCCATCGGGTGTGCTTGGGTCGCCGGTTACCGGGTTACCCACGGCAGCCACATACGACTCGTCAACCGATCCTAATAACGCTAGCACCTTTGCTATCGCGGTTGCTTACGATGCCGCTAATAATTCTGGTGTGGCGGTTGTGTGGAATGACCCGAGCGCTATTTTGCGAGTTCGATTTACCCAGGTGGCCAATCCTTCCAGTGTAATTATCACGCGCACGATTTCTAATCCCGGTACCGCATGGATACGAGTGGCGTGTGCTTACACGGATCCAGATAGTAAGGGCACGAATCAACTATGGTGGATTGGTGAAGATACTAACGGCGCCACACGCGCGGACCAGCATGTCATTCGCACCGGGTGCGTAAAGGACAATTCTATCATCGCCACTGCGGATACTGCTCGGCATCTGCTCGGCCATGTTTTGCTATCACGCGCGTTCTATGACGCTGGTGATGTCTATGCAGCGATCGCCCACCCCGTTCAATTCTTTCCCTACGCCGCGATTGTGCGGATCTCAGGCGCATCTTTTGGTAGCGCCGGCACGATTACCGTAGCGCGTCTTTTGCCCGGAGAATCTACGGGTGCTCCCACGCGTGACCATGTCACTTCGGTGCCTGCTGTCACGACGCGGCAGCATGCGCTTTGTCTTGGTATCCGTTTGCAGCTCTCGAGCGCCAACGGGGATCAATTCGGCGAGCAAGGCATCCGGTTAGCTACGATCGATTTCAATAGCGCACTGGCATATAGTTCCGCGCAACTCGGTCGCGGTCTTTATCTCAGCGGCGCATTGCTGTCGCATTACGACGGTCGCCGCTGGGCTGAGGCTGATTTCCATTGTGCGCCCGATCAGGTGACAGGGGCAGCTTCTATCGCAACTCCGAGTAACGGAGGCGGATCGCTGACTAGCACCGGAGTGTACGGTTACAAGATTTGTTACGAGGAAATCGACGCGCAGGGCGAGCTCCACCAAGGCGCGCAATCCGTCGAAGTCAACGTGACACTAGGTGGTGCCGATAATCGTGTAACGCTGGTAATCCCGACATACCGCCTGACAAACAAAAAGACGGTGCGTATCGGCGTGTATCGCTCGATTGCAAATGACTCGAGCGAATTCTTTAGGGTCACCAGCACCGACCCGTCCGTGACAGCCGGTAGTAACCGCTACGTCGCCAACGATGCCACGGTCAATACGGTTACGTTTGTGGATGATTTATCAGACGCGAATTGTAAACTCCGCGAGCCGCTCTATACGAACGGCGGCATCCTATCCAATGATCCGCCGCCAATTTCAGGCGGTGCGATTGCGGTGGGCAAATCGCGACTGTTCTGGACAGATCCCGGCGATCCGCATCTTGTGTGGTTCTCGCAGCAGTTGCGAGATGACACGGCAGCCGAGCTTTCAGCTTCGCTTTCTATGCGGACTGACCCCTACGGCGGCAACGTGGTGGCAATCGCCGTCATGGACAACGGGGTGTTCGCGTTCAAGGAAACCGCGATCTACGTCGCTGATGGCCCGGGACCTGATGCCGATGGCGGGGCATCCAATCCGCAAAATGCATTTACCCCCTTTGCATTGCTCACTAGCGACGTCGGGTGTAAATCCGCTCGATCGATCTGTCAGACTCCTGAAGGGATTGCATTCCAATCTAGCAAGGGGATCAAGCTGCTAGGCCGCGATAGGCAAGTTGTCGATATCGGCCGCGATGTCTATGCCTACAATAGCCAAACTATTACGAGTGCAACGCTTTTCCCGGATCGGCATCAAGTCATATTCTTGACCGATTCTGGCAGCACGCTGCTATGGGACTATGAGCGTGCCCAGTGGTCTCGATTCACGAACCATGAGGGGATCGACGCCGCGATTATCGATGATGTGTTCGTGTACCTGCGGAATGACGGGCGTGTATTTGCTGAAACAATTGGCGCCTACAAGGATGATAACGCGCATATTTCGATGGTGATCGATACCGCTTGGGTGAAGATGGCGGGGTACTTACAGGGTTGGCAAAAGGTGCTATACGCAGCAATTATCGGGACTTATAAGTCAAGCCATCAGCTACAGGTGCGGTACCGCTTGAACTATCAAGAGGCGTATAACTCGCTCACACCGATCAACGTTGATGTCAATTATAACCCGTCACTCTATGGCACAGGCGCCTATGGGGTCGGTGACTTCGGTGGCACACCAGGCCCTGATACCGTATACCAAGAGCAAGTGCATCTTAATAAAAGATGTCAAGCGATTAGCTTTCAGTTTTCGGATATTGAAGCAACCGACACGTTCGGCGCGGCTTTTGAGTTGTCTGAGCTACTACTAACGGGTGGCACACTGGGGACGAAGTACCCAATGGGCGCAACAAGGAGTCACTAATGCCGGATTGGGGAGATCTCGAAAACATTGGTGGCCAAGTCCTCGGCGGTGTGCCCGGCTATGTCGGATCGCAGCTATCGCAGCACGGTATGGGTGGCACGGCCGGATCGGTCCTATTTGGCGGACTAGGCAAGTCTACCAACCCCATGGATTATGGGGTTAATTCGCCGAATCAAGCGCAGATGCAGGCGATGATGGGGCAGAGTGCGGCGCAGATTGACCCGGCGCAGCAGGCGCAGTTCCGCGCGATGCAACTGGCACAGGCGCAGCAGCTACAGCGTATCGCGAGTGGCCAGCAGCAAGGTGCAGGCGAGCTCGCAGCACAGCGCCAGGTCGCCAATGCACAAGCCGCACAGCAAGCACAAGCGCGCATGGCACGAGGCGGTAACGCAGCACTTGCATATCGCCAAGCGGCTAACAATCAAGCCGGGATCGGTCTTGCGGGTGCCGGGCAAGCGCAGCAAGCGGCGCTGCAGGATCAGTCGAACGCGATGGGGCAACTCACGGGGGCACTCGGGCAAGGTCGCGGGCAAGATCTTTCGATGGCCGGCCAGAACGCGCAGTTTCAGAACGAACGTTACGGCCAGAATCTCGGCGCATTGTCGTCGAATGACGCGCAGCGCTTGGCAGCACAGCAGGCTGCTATGGGCGCGACGCTCGGGCAGCAAGGCATCGCAGGCGGGTTGCTTAGTACAGCTGGCACTATGATGGCTGCATCAGATGAGAATCTAAAAACCGATATCACCGATGCAGACGATGAGGTTAACGAGATGCTACGCAGCATCCCGGGATCGCGTGCATATCGCTATAAAAATGAGGCACGCCACGGCACAGGCGATCGCCTAGGAATCATGGCGCAGGATCTTACGAAAACGCCGGGCGGACGCAAGATGGTTCGTCAAACGCCTGATGGGCTTGCAGTTGACGTTGGCCAGATGGCCTCGGTTGCGATTGCAAAGGCTGCCGAGTACGAGCGCCGAATCGCTAAGCTAGAGAAGAAGGCACGCTGATGCCTGATAATTTACCGAATAGATATGCTCTAGATCCATCTACATTGGCCGGTCTAGGGTTGCTTCCTCCAGCGCCGACAACGGCACAGGAGAGATCGCAGGCAATGGCCGAAGCACTAGCGCGGTCGCACGCATATGCCAAAGCACAGGCACAAGCGCAGGATTTGGCGCGTACGCAGAGCAGATCGCAGGCAATGGCCGAAGCGTTGGCGCGATCTCACGCATACGCCAGAGCGCAAGCACAGGCACAAGATCTTGCGCGCACGCAGATGGTAGCAGCAGCGACACATGCAGGGCTATTACCCGCCCTGCACCCTGCAATTGTATCTGCTATTCAGAATGATTTTAGACCGGCGAATGTGCCTATCCAGGCGGGACCTACGGTCCCGGACTATACGCCGCCTAGTAGCAATCCTAACGATCGGTTTAATCCGCGCCCATATCCGCCTTTGCCTATGCCGCTAGCGCCTGCGCTATCATCTCCACAAGCGACCAACGGTACTATTCAGAATATAATTAACCAGCGCACTGGTACCCCGGTGTCGGAGTAAATGTAGTGGCGGACTATGGCGCAGATCCGTACGCACTTGACCCCTCGATCACATCGTATCTGCAGGGGCAGCCCCCGGTACAGCAAATCGGCGGGGATGGCGGTATTGCGCCTCCTACAAGCTATGATGAGACAGCCGCAGCGGTCGATGCTTCACCGTTGCACCCGAGCGTGGTCGACGCTATCCAAAATGGTTTTGCTACGCCCGCTGCGCCTACGCCCGTGCCCGTTCAAGAGCAAACTGCGCCCGCGCCTGTTGTACCGCAAATGGCGCCTGATGTCGTCGCAGGCACGGTAAACACACCGACACCCGCTGAGACTAAAGCGCGCAACGCGTATTATGACAAGCAGCAAGCCGCACAGGCAGCGTACGCGCAGAGCCCCCAAGGCATGCAGGCGCAAGCGGATCAGCAGGGATACGATGTAATTGGCGCGCAGCGAAAAGCACAGGCCGATCAGCTACAGGCCGAACAAGATGCGAACACCGCTCAGCTGAACATACAGCAAAAAGCTAACGAGAGGGCAGTAGAACAGGAAAAAGCCGATGCTGCCGTACGTGCGGATAACCAGGCAAATGTCGCTAAGTACACACAGCAGTATGCGGATCAGATCAAAGCTGCTGCGGATTTCCACCCCGATACGAATCATGATATCGGGCTACGGGGAATGATTGCCGTTGCGCTTTCGGGCATTGGCGACGCGCTTGATCATCGACACGGCCCCAATGCTGCATTGGAGCTTATCCACGGCACCATCAACGCGCGCATCGCGGACCAGTGGAAACAGAAAGAGGCGCTCGGGGCGAAAGCGGCGGGGACAAAGGGTGTGCTGGATACCTATCTGAAGAATGCCGACAATATCCAGCAGGCACAGGATATTCAGCGCGCTGCGATGACGAAACAAGTGCAAGATCAAGTGAAACTTGCAGTTTTGCAAAGTGCTAATCCGCAAGTCCGCGCCCGCGGGGAAATGCTTGACGCGCAGCTGGGTGAATCAGTGGTGGCGCAAACCCAGAATATTGTAAACCGCAAGCAAGCAGCGCTAGCGGCACAGGCAGCCGCAAAAGTGGAACAGCAGAAGCTTGGGATTGAATACGGACACCTCGGCGAATCTATCCGGCATAATAAGGTTGCCGAGCGAGATGCACGCGATGAAAAGAGCGCGCAGATTGCTGCAGAAGTCTTGAAACTAAAGGACGCAGGCGACCAAAAGCATGCCGAGCAACTTGATAAAGAAAAACAAGAGCTCAATGACAATGGGTTTATGACGCCTAGTATTGTCAAAGACGAAAAGGGGCAGGTTGTCACAGATCCTGACGGTACGCCGAAGGTCCAGTATGACTATATGAGACAAGCACCCGAACCCGGTGAGACTATAGGCAAATATTACAAAGCTCCCAAAGAAGCCCAGAAAGATCTACGCGAAGCGGATGAGGGGACAAGAGAATACGTCACGGCCCTTGATCATCTGCAAAACCTAATCGACGAAAACGGTGGCGATTTCAACAAATGGGGTTCGGACGCACGCAGCAAGGCACAAGCAGTTGAAGAAGCACTCTTTGCTAAGCATAAAGCCCTAGCTATTTCCGGTTTCCGCCCAGGCACTGGCGAAATGATTGAAAAGACTATCACGGGTGGTGGCGATCCGACATCACTGCTTAGCAGTATCGCTCCCCAAATCGAGCACGCACGTCAAACTGCTCTTGACGATCGTAATCAAAAATTCGCATCGCACAATTACACAGGTCCCCCTCTGGATATTCCGAGAGTAGCACCGTCGAAGACTCGCTCCGAGGCCGAGAACGATCTTGGAGAGCTGCGAACCCCATTACCTGGCGGTGTGTCATCCCTAGTACCCGATATCACTAAACCGGAAAGTATCGCGCGAGCAGAAAGCGCCCGCGAAGCCGGTATCAATATCGATAAGAAGCAAAAGCTGGATACCTATGGTGCATATCTTCAGAGCACTGATCCCAAGACCCAAAAGCTCGGGCGGCAATTGCTAGAGGGCGTGCTAGAAGCCAAAGATGTCCCGGCAGATGTCCGTAAGTATGCTCGTGGCATTTTAGGTGCGAATCTCGCACAAGATCTAAAGAAATAATGGGTACTGATACTGTAACGCTGACTAAAGACGGACGCGCCGTAGAGGTGCCTGTCGATCAGTCTGCGTCGCTTATCCAACAGGGATACCGCGCGGAAGCGCCCGATGTCCGCGCCGAACGTATTGCATCTGAACAAGCCGCCGAGCGCGATCCTGGCGCTGTTGTCGCGGGTGTCATGGGCGGTTTGCGCGGTCTGACATTGGGCGGCTCGGATGCGATCATTAACGGCATCAGCAAGCTTTCTGGAGATACTTCCCCGATCCAGGCGCTCTCTGATCTACGCCAGCGCCATGGCATCGCGAGCACCATCGGTACAATTGCCGGTGCAGCACTCCCATCGCTTTTAACCGGCGGTGCGGGTGCGGAAGGTGAGGTGGGGGTCCTCGGCGGTATCCCGACGCCTGCCGGTATCGTAAGTAATATCGGTCGCAAGATTGCTGGTGCAGGCGAGAGCGCTGGCGCGATTGGACAAATCGGGGCCACGGCTGCGGCAGGCGCGTTCGAAGGTGCAGCACAAAATGCCGGCGGATATATTTCCGATGTTGCGCTAGGTGATAGGGACTTGTCCGCCGACGGTTTCTCTGGCGCGATGGGTAAAGGGGCGCTTTGGGGAGGCGTGGCCGGCGGTGCGTTATCCGTCGCTAGTAAAGGATTGATAGCGGCTCGACGGTTGCTACCTGCTGCCGAACAAACACCCGAGGCTGTACTAGCTGCCGAAAACGCGGCAAAGCAAGCGGTGCGTGATTCGGTGAATGATTCGCATGCAGTGCATCAAGCTGGCCAGGAGGCGGTTGAGCGGACTACTCGCGAAACTGATCAGCTTCTGAAGGATCTAGAAACCGAACGAGCCAATTTTAGGGCTGCCCGCGAACCGCTAAGTGAGACAGCTCCGCCGCGCCCAACAGCGGAAGGTGAGACACCCCCTGCACCCGTGGCACCGCAAGAGCCGCCCCCCGACGCGCAGCAATTGATGCGCAATTGGCGCGATAAATATCCCGAGGGAGCGGTTGATTACAATGCCGCTAATGCATCTATGCGTCGTGGGCGACTTGCGGCCTGGGCCAAGGATTTTCAGCCGACTAACGCCGAAGATGAAACCATCAAGGCATACTTTGCTACCCCTCAAGATCCCATGCGTACCCCGGATCGCATCGGCGGTGTTGAGGTGCCTGCACAGGTGCAGAAGCTAGCCCGCAATGCGGCAGCTAACGCATCACATGAGGCGTATCTTACTGCAACTCCGGGCGCAGTAGACGTCTCAGCATCCGGCACCGAGGCCATGGCCAGGTCGATGTATGCCGGCCGGAAGGCTGCCGCGCAAGCATTGGACGATGTCTACACGGCTTACCGAGCCGGCATGCCTATCGCTGACATTCAGATTGCGGCGACTAAGAAGCTAACCGGAGAGATGCACGAGCTCGCAGAAGCTCGAGATGATTTGCTCAAGTCGATGGCCGGCAAATCTGAAACCGCGGCTGCTGCTCCGCAGACGCTTGCTGAGCGTATACTATCACCGGGATCGCCTATCGACCCTGATACCGCTGTGGGTAGGGCGCTCAGTAAGAGTAGCGATGTCAACGCTGACATATCTGATTTAGCCCCAAAAGTGACGCGCTATGAAGCTGCTAAAGCGCAACTAACCGAATCCATCGGCCCCAAAGCCTCGCCGGAAGCACAGGCGCACGCGCAAGCCTTCCGTGCAGCCCAACAGCACGCCGAAACCGCGGGCGCGCGCGGTGCCACACAAACGGCTGAGAATATCGATCGTGTGGCAGCTGGTGCCCCTGCCGATAAGTTGCCGGGGGGTAAATCTATATTCGGCAAGCTGGCCGATATGGGAGCGGTGCACGAGGCACTTTCTTCGGTCGGTATTTTCAAGCACGCGCTGCACGCCATCCCAGTCATTGGCCCGCTGTTGTCGGTTGTACTCAAGGCCAAGTTGCTCGGTAAACTCGCAGGTAAATTTGGCGGATCATTTGCAGAAACAGCAGAGGGTACTATCGCGGCCAAAGCCGCCGAGACCCAAAACCGCATCAACGGTGCATTGGATGCGATGCTAGGGGGCACCGCTAAAGTGCTCTCCAAGCGAGCAGCTGATACGGCCCAGCCAGCTGCAGCGCTCGCACACGCATTATTTGATAACGGCAGTAAGAAACCCTACTCAAGCACTCCAGCAGCAGGTGATTTGGGGGCAATGTATCAAGCGCGAATGGACGAGCTCTCGCGCGCTATGCAGCCAGGCGCGATCGAGCAAGCGATTAAAGCCAGGATCACTACCAGTGATCCGACTATCGCGGATGCCATCATCGAATCGCAACAGCGGATCACATCGTACCTCTACAACGCAGCCCCCAAGCCGGATTCGCCTCCCTTACCCGGTACGGCACCTCGCATCCCTTCCAAGACAGAAATCACCAATTGGGGCATGGCTGTGGCAGCTGTGCATGATCCGGCAGCGGTATATGAACGTGTCGCCGCGGGGGGCACTGCCCGCCCTGAAGAGATTGACGCTGTGCAGAATTGCTTTCCTGCACTACATGCCGCCGCACAGCAGAAACTGGTCAAAATGCTAACCGACGTTAAGGATCCTCCCAACTATGCCCGACGGGTCGCTATCTCGTCGCTCCTAGGATTGCCGCTCGATTCCAGCATGATGGGCGAGCATGCTACATTTCTACAGAGTGGATACCACACCCCCGCTGCACAGCCGCAAGCACCAGCAGCCACTTCAACCCTTAGCTCGAGTGTCAATATTGGACAACGCACACTTACTGGACTAGATCGATAGGAGATCCCATGAGCCATGCACGTGAAGAAAGCGACGCAATTTCATCGGCTGGAGTCAAAATCGTGCATGAGCCGGGGCTCGGCTGCAAGCTTGGCGTAGGCACCTACTATTTCGACGTTAGCAGCGCCGATGTGCCGACCGAATCAGTCCATATGTCTTGGGATGCCGCCGTGACTGCAACGGTTACGTTTCAAGATAGCAATATGCCTCCCTATAAAGGTGCCGGCGGGGCGTACTTTGCGTCCAATGCACCTGTTGATGTGTCGGCATTCAACGGCACCGCAGGTAACTGGGTTACCGAGGATCCCAGTACCGCATACATCCCCGCCGGTACCGGCTTCACGGTTACAAATATGTCAGTTTCAGTAGCCGGGACAGATGCGGGCGGCACTATCTGGAACCTTAGTAACCTCGGCACGCGCCGCGGTCGCATGAAGGTTGTTACGACTGTCGGCGGTTACGTCCGCTGTCTATCATGGGGCAAAGGGGGCGCGTAGCTCATGGTCGGTGTGCGCCCTGGCATAAAAACGGGTTTGATGAGGGGCGTGCGCCCGGGCATAGGGACTGATCCCATTGCGTCACAGGGCACACAGACAACGCTTAACATCGGATCAACATTCGTGCGCCTTGATGGCGGAGCTGCTACCTCACTCTATGTAAAAGAATCCGGTACGAGCAACACCGGATGGGTGGGCAAATGAACTCGCCGGATTACCGGACTATCACGCTTTCACTATTGTGGGCGCATTTTGAACAGTCGGTCAGAAGTCTCGAAGGGTTGTTACAGTCTGCACATGATGCGCTTGCAACCGGCAAACAAGCGCAGGATGCGGCTAAGGCAGAAACCCGGCACATGCGCACACTATGTGATGCGGCGGTACAGTGGCGTAAAGATAGATTTAGCCCGCGACTCGAGCAGGCAATTGACGCGTACCGCCGCGAGGAAGTATTGAAACGATGACAGCTAAGCAAATGCACGATCTCCTAATCCGCCTTGATAGCCGCACCGAGAACATCGCAACGGACGTACTCGAGCTCAAGCACACAATCAACGGCAATGGTACACCCGGTATCAAGGATATCGTGGTGCGTCATGATGAACGTGTGAAGGCAATAGAATCCCGGACCGTGTTGGGCAGAAAAGAACTCGCTGCCCTTTGGACTGGTTTGGTAGGAGCTCTCGTAGCACTGGCGCATGTAGTTGAACGTCTCGTCCACTGATGCTATAGGAGTCCCATGTCTAATTTCCTCGACTTGCTTAAGCCTGTTTACGATGCCTTTGCCGGTGGGCGCTATGCGTTTGCCGTCGCACTTGGCGTGATCGCCGCAGTGGCATTGATCAAACGCTATGCTGGATCAGGTAAATTCAGTGCCTTCGTGCACGGGGATACCGGCGGATCGCTTATGGCACTTGCAACCGCGATGGCAGGCGCGATGGCTAGCGGACTCGCCGCACCAGGTGCACATGTGACGTTCGCGCTCGTTAAGACAGGACTGCTCGTCGGTATCGGTGCGGCAGGTGGATTCGCTATGCTGAAAAACCTTGTCATCGAACCATTGCTCAAGCCGCTTGCGGCGAAAGCACCCGCTTGGATGCAACCTCTGTTCGCTCTTATCTTCTTTTTCTTCGATCACGGGGACAACGGTGCGGCAGCGCTTGCGACTGCACAAGCAGCCGGTGATGCCGCGGTCGCTGCAAAACCTGCCGTGGGTATCGACGCTGTTACAAGTGCGCCGACGGACGTAAAGTAGTGCGAGTGTTCGTTAGTGCGGTGCTAGTTGTCAGCTTACTAGGACCTGCATATGCGGACCCCCCTGTCAACGTGCATCTGCGCACACCGTCCACGGTCCATACTGACGGGGGCGTAGACTTACGGCTGCCGCCAGGTTACTTCCTCGATGAGACCAGTAGGCGCGATCTAGACGCGGAAGTGAAACGCCTGCAAACCCAGGAAATTAGGCTCGCTGCGGAAAACGCATCGCTCGTGAAAGCTACCCAAGGATGGCAACCCGGGTGGTACACGCTTGCGATTTCTTTTGCTGGTGGGCTTGCATTAGGATGGTACGTCTGTGATAGACTGAAATGATCGCGCAATCCGCGCGTATGGTTGAACATGCTAAAGCTTTGCCGCAGTTGTAATTTGCAAAAGCCCCTTGGCTTGTTTTGGCAGGATAAAGCACGACCCGATGGGCACAAGGCGCAGTGTAAGGATTGTAGCCGCGCACGGGATCAACGAGAGGCACCCGAACGGGACACGATCCGAGACATGCCTCTCCCACGTGCTATAGAGGAAACGCTACCGCCCCTCATCGAGCACCGACTTAAAACCAGGTGCACATCCCTAGAGGCGCAGGTTAGAGATCTGCTCGGGCAACTCGATAATGCGCAGCGCGTTGCTGAGTTTCGCCGTGAAGCCAGCGAGCACAAAGTAGATCCGATCGAACCGCGCGAGCGCAACCGCGGACCATTGCGCGAAGCGACGGCGCTAGCATGTGCGAGCGACTGGCATATCGAGGAGGAAGTTAAGCCGGAACAGGTTGCCGGCCGTAATCGCTACAATCTCGAGATCGCACAGCGGCGCATGGAGCGCTTTTTCGAAGCTGTGCGATTCGCCATCCGATTCAACCGGCAGATTTTCAAAATCCGCGATCTCGTGCTCTGGATCGGTGGTGATATCATCACCAACTATCTACGCGAGGAGGATGTTGAAGCGAATCTGCTAGCGCCACCTAGAGCAATAGCGTTCGCCGTCGCACACCTCGCTGCGGGTATCCGCCATCTGCTAGAGGATAACGATCTCGAGCGTATTGTCATTCCCTGTAACGACGGCAACCACGGGCGACTTGATGGCAAGGGAAAAATCAAGCACCGTACGCGCGCGGATAATTCCCTTGAGTGGCTCATGTACACGATGCTGGCACGTGAATTTGCCAGCGAAACTCGCATCCAGTTCCAAATCGCTGCCGGCGAGATGCTCTACCTAGATATTTACGGGCGCACCGTGCGGTTCGTGCATGGTGACATCGTGCACTATGCCGGTGGTGTCGGCGGTGTGACTATCCCTCTCTATAAGGCCGTTTCCCGATGGGATACAGTGCGGCGCGCTGATCTCACAGTGCTCGGACATTTTCACCAGTTGACATCGCTCACCGATTTGATTATTAACGGATCCCTAATTGGCTACTCACCATATAGCCTCACAATTGGCGCGCGATTTGAACCGCCAGCACAGGCGTTCACGATCCTTGATCCGATGCGTTTCAAGTCAGTAGCGATGCCGCTATGGGTAGGTGATAGATCCGATGATCAACAAAACCAAGGGTACGAAGGAGCAGATGATGGGACTTCCGACCGATGACAAAGCACGCAAGGACTTGCCGATTTTCCGCGGTCCATTGATGTATTTCCCGGACGCGTTGCTCGCACTAGCAGCAGTCTGCCAGCGCGGTAATGACCAACATAACCCCGGGGAGGCGCTCCATTGGGCGCGTGAGAAATCAACCGAGCAAATGGATACCGCCCTCCGTCATATGATGGATCATGGTCTCGGTACGTTGCGGGATACGGATGGCATGTGGCATCTTGCGAAAGCTGCTTGGCGGCTGCTGGCTGAGCTCCAATTGACGATTGAAAAAGAGGCGATCCCACAGCAGATTGACGATCACCCAATTGATCGAGCCGCCCGCACTCTCACAGCATATCCAGCAGGCAACGAAGGATGCCGCTATTGCAAAGGACTAGGACACATGTGCCCGACCTGCAAAAAGGTATATGACGCGTTTACAGGTGTGCCATGATTCTCGGCCTAGACTATGCGAGCGTGGACGGCGGGCATATCGAGCCGTCAAAGACTGGCGCGCGCTTTGCCTATATTCGCGCGTCGGGCAGCTTAAGCGCCGACCCGACATGGGCGCTGGATCGTATCCGATGGGCTGCCGCAGGTATTCCAGCAGGTGCTTACCACTGGTTTAATTTCCATGCGGATCCAGTAGTGCAAGCGCAAACATTCATCTCATCGGCGGGCGAGCGTGCTGCTAGCGAGCTCCCCCCGGCGTTGGATCTCGAGGCTGATTCCGCTACAGCGCTAGGCTTAACGCCGCAGGAATGTCTCCGACGTGCCGAGGCATGTCTGTCGGAGCTCGTCACGCACTACCATTCGGTTGTGATCTACACATCGATGCGCGTGTGGCTGGATGTGTTCGGGGATGCGTCAAGTTTAGCGATGGGTACCTGCCCGCTTTGGCTGAAAGTGCCATATGTTTGGAATGCTAAGAATCGCCCGCATCTTGAGTCCGCACCCGTACTCTGGGAAACCCCTTCTCCGTGGCGCGGACCATCCGCGGGCACGTGGATGGTGCAGTTTCAAGGCGATGCGGTTGGATTGCCGGGCACCACGAGTACGGTTGATCTGAATGAATTCCTGCCGCATTCGGCGGGATCGTCGGGGTATGACACGATGTTGCGCCTATCTGGGCATCCGAATACGCGCGCATTTCAAGCAGCGCACGGTCTGGTTGCGGATGGCATTATCGGGCCTAAGACTTTCGCGGCTTTGGCACGCTAGGACGATTTTGCTTGCTGCACGGGTGCGGTTCGTGCGATCTAATAATCCATGACCATCCGATCGATCGAGGCACTGATTGAATCCTGGATGCGGAGCCGTAGGTTGCGATTCGCTTTTAACGAATCCGCTGTGGTGCCTCTTAATCAAAGAAGTGCAGTTGCCGACCTGGCTGCAACACTTGAAGATGCCGAGAAGACATCTCCAACCCGGGATATCGATCCTGCTGTTCTCGCTGCGGCCATCGCGGCATCGAAGGAATAACTCGTGAAAAAGTCTAAAGAGACAAGCGGTTTTGCCTGCATGGAATGCGGGCACAAATTCAAAACCCTAAAGGCAGCTGAAAAAGCCTCATTCGGTCCGCATGGTTGCCCTAAGTGTGGCAGCGCGGATATTGATCTGGAGTCCCAAGATGTTGCGACCTAGCGAACCCACGCTCGTCATCTGCAAGCACCCGCCCAAGATCATACCGACGCCGATCGTTTACCCCGAGTTACAGCTAGCGCGTGGGACTAAGCAGAATGTATCTCAGATCTACGAGCACCCGATGGGCACCCATTGGCTGATGCTCGCGCGACTCGAGCAACTATCCCGTAATATGGCGATAGCAGGGGCGCTCGAGATGGCCTACCGTCGCGGATTGCTGCATGAGCGGCAATACGGAGCACTCTCGCGATGATGATGGTCGCTATCCTCGCCAGCCGCGCCAGCTACGCCAGCTACGCCAGCCGCGCCAGCTACGCCAGCGACGTCAGCTACGCCAGCCGCGCCAGCCGCGCCAGCCGCGCCAGCCCCGCCAGCCCCGCCAGCCCCGCCAGCCACGCCAGCCACGCCAGCCCCGCCAGCCGGCTAAGAGTCGCCACCTACGCTAACTGTGCCAGCTCCGCCAGCGACGCTAGCCGCGCCAGCCGGCTAAGAGGCGGATGATGGTCGCCCCGTCGTAAGCGCGCGGCGAATACCGAGCCGCGCCAGTGCGTGCAATCCGATCCCGACGGCATCCGCCGCATCATGGTTTAAAGATTGCGCAATCATGCGCTCTGCGTCATTAAGACGCGACCAGATGCGTACCCCGCGCGGCGATGCCCAATATTTGCCTTTGCGGGTATCTTTTGAAAGCTGTCCAGTCCATTCGGATGGCAAATATGTGCGAATCTCGATTCGCTCGCCTCGGCTCTCTGCAAAAACCGCCAACGCGCAGCTGACGGCACCATCAACCGCAGCCATGGCGATCAGATCGTTAGGATCGACGCGAGATCGCGGATAGACCTGTGGCCACTCGTAAGCCACCGTCGATACTTTGGCACTATATTTAGTTACCCACGTGACGATGATACTAGCTGCTGCAAGAGCTCGCTGTCCGTGTGTCATACTGACGCTCGCGGGAATTGAGAGATGTGCGGCAGCTATAAGCAATCCGTCACGAAACAGCGCGACACCAGGCGAATTGATACCAGGGTCGACAGCAAGTAAATCAGACATCACCCGCCTCTTAGTCGGCTGGCGTAGTTGTAGTAACTGGCGTAGCTGGCGCGGCTAGCGTAGCTGGCGCGGCTAGCGTAGCTGGCGTGGCTGGCGAGGCTGGCGAGGCTGGCGCGCCAAGCGTAGCTGGCGTGGCTGGCATCGCTAGTGCGGCTGGCGTGGCTGGCGTAGCTGGCGCAGCTGGCGTAGTTGGCTAGGGTAGCGACCATCATCCGCCTCTTAGCCGCTCCTTAACCGGCTGGCATAGTTGGCGTAGTTGGCGTAGCTGGCGTAGCTGGCGTGGCTGGCGTAGTTGTAGTAACTGGCGTAGCCGGTGTAGCTGGCGGAGCTGGCGTGGCTGGCGCAGCTGGCGTAGCTGGCGTAGCTGGCGCGGCTGGCGTCGCTGATGTTGCTGGCGTCGCTGGCGTAGCTGGCGTAGCTGGCGGGGCTGGCGGGGCTGGCGCAGCTGGCGCAGCTGGCGCAGCTGGCGCAGCTGGCGTAGCTGGCGAGGATAGCGACCATCATCCGCCACTTAGCCAGCTGACGTAGCTGACGTAGCTGGCGTCGCTGGCGTAGCTGGCGTGGATAGCGTGGATAGCGTGGATAGCGTCGCTGGCGCGGCTGGCGTAGCGGGCGTAGGTGGCGGAGCTAGCGTCGCTGGCGTCGCTGGCGTCGCTGGCGTCGCTGGCGTAGCTGGCGCATCTGGCGCAGCTGGCGCAGCTGGCATAGCTGGCGCAGCTGGCATAGCTGGCGTAGCCGGCTAGGATAGCGACCATCATCCGCCTCTTAGCCGGCTGGCGCGGCTGGCGCGGCTGGCGTGGCTGGCGTCGCTGGCGTAGCTGGCGTAGTTGGCGTAGCTGGCGGGACTGGCGTAGCTGGCGTAGCTGGCGAGGCTGGCGCGGCTGGCGTCGCTGGCGTCGCTGGCGTAGCTGGCGTAGTTGGCGTAGCTGGCGGGACTGGCGTAGCTGGCGTCGCTGGCGTAGCTGGCGTCGCTAGCTAGGGTAGCGTGGCCGGCGTAGTTGGCTAGGGTAGCGACCATCATCCGCCTCTTAGCCGGCTGGCATCGCTGGTGTAGTTAGCGTCGCTGGCGTAGCTGGCGTAGCTGGCGCGGCTGGCGTAGCTGGCGTAGCTGACGTAGCTGACGTAGCTGGCATCGCTGGTGTAGTTAGCGTCGCTGGCGTAGCTGGCGTAGCTGGCGTAGCTAGCGTAGCTGGCGTAGCTGGCGTAGCTGACGCGGCTGGCTAGGGTAGCGATCAGCATACATCCTGCAAACGAATCGCCTGGCACCCATCGGGCAATGAGCGATCTGTAGTACAGAGCACAATCATATTAGAAGGGGTTACTTCGGGCCACGGAGTATCGCCGTCGGTAATCACCACTAGCATATCGCATTTTCCAACCTGCGATATCCCCTGGCGCAAATCAGTCCCGCCACCTCCGCGCCATGTGCGGGGCATTCGGGTGCTGCGACCTGTAACCGCAGCATCACACGCTACCACCGTCATGCGCGTAGTAATCGATCGCATCGTTGCGAGAGCTCCCATCACTACATCCCCTTCGCTGCCCATAGATCCCGAGGTGTCGACGACAACTCCGATATGCGGCACCGTCCGCGCGGTGCTCGGACGAATCGGCTGATTATCCCGCTGCCTACGTGCTGGACGCGCTGACCATACTTGGCGACCGCGTAGTGTGGCTGTCGCACCGAGCACCGCACGACGCAATAGCGTGCGCCACGGAATCACTACCGGAACAGCTCGCGCATCCGCCCAGACTTGCACACCTGCCGGTACTGACCCGCGGCCATGCTGTGCTACATGCGCGCGCACATCTTGTGCCACAGCGTCCCGAAGAGTTTCAGCATTACCCGGCTCCACCCCACCGTCAGATATTTCCCAGTCGTGGGGGCAGCCAGCACCACTCCCACCTGCACACACTCCAGCGGACGGCATTGCTACAGTATGTTCGCTATAATAATCCTCAGCCGTAAGCCCCTCTTGCCATCCTAGTTTCTTGGGGTGCACGCAATCAGGTGGTAATTCGCCGTCAAGTGCATCATCATTGATCTCGGCATCGCCACAACAATTCCACGCCCGGGCATCCGCCGATATCGCTTTTGCACGCTCGAAATGATCACGGAGTAAATGCTCCACCTCATGCGCTGCAATTACTGCCCCGCGGTGCGCAGGATCTAATCCTGCTAGCCACTCGGGATCGTAGTATAAATGCCATCGCGCATCAACCGCGATCGTGCCCAAACCCGGTTTAGCGATCGGGGTTAATGCTGCAATCGCCCGCGCGTAGTAGGGACGGATCAGTCGCGCGGAAAGCAATGCTGATGCAATTAGTTCAGAATCCATCATTTACTCCTTAGCCGGCTGGCGTGGCTGGCGAGGCTGGCGTGGCTGGCGAGGCTGGCGTGGCTGGCGTAGTTGGCGTAGCTGGCGTCGCTGGCGTCGCTGGCGTAGCTGGCGTAGCTGGCGCAGCTGGCGTAGCTGGCGCAGCTGGCGAGGGTAGCGACCATCATCTTGCCGATCGAATCCGATTAGCCAGATCTTGCGCTTCATCCGGCACTTCGTCAGTAGCATCGATCAGCACTTTCGCCGCACCTAGCGAGCAGTCCGGGCGCGTGCTGGCGAGCAGTTTCCATGCTCGCGAGATACGTCCAGAGCGATCTTTGTGCTGAGACAAAGCCGCAGCTGCGACGGACAATAAAGCCGCTGACACCTGGTCACCACGTTTAGGCAGCTTTGCGGTGCCCGCTAGGAGCGCCTCAGGATCAGGTAGATCACGCGCCACATGATAAGCATGCCATTCACTAGCCGCGGCATCGCCTACGCAGCCGGCCACAAGCATCCTGGCATCCGCCATCTCGCCGAACGCCATCGCCCTAATCGCTGCCGACCAACTACGCGGACTAGGCCAAGCGCGGCTATCCGTCGCGGGGGTACGCACACACAACGCAGCCGGGGATCGTGCCACCCACGCACAAATGCTTGCAGCCGCACTAGCTTCACCTGCTGTCAAATTAGATCCCCACCCGCTAAGTGTGCCGGAAATCCATGTAGATGGATCGACGGTCCAGTCGAGGTGCGCCCAGCGGTTTGACGTTGCCGCGCTGAGATCCCCACCATCCGCAGCAGCATCGATAGGGTTCGCAGCTGCCGCAATGCGCACGCCCCTAATGGACAATTCGCCTACCGCGCGCTCATTTACTACCCGTAGCAATGCTGCCTGCACAGATGGCGGTGCGCAGGAGAGCTCGTCCAAGATCAGCCAAGTAGGTTTGCCGGCATCAATCGATTGCCGCAACCGACGCGCCCACGGGGGCGCGATATTGATCACGGTATCGCCGCGGGGCAAGAGATACCCGCCGACATCGATCGGATCCAACTGGCTGCCGATCAGCACCTCTGCATGCGCTCCCTCTTGATGCGCAAGTGCAAGCAGCGCAGCAGTCTTGCCCGTACCGGGCTGCCCCCATAGAAGCACGGGCACATCCGCACGCAAGTAGGCACGCAAGAGTGAGAGCGCTTTCATTACTTCGTGCTCCTAATTTCATCCGCATCAGCCGAACGCGCGAGGGGCTTCAGATCGCGCGCGCAAGGCGTGGCAATCAAGACGCCATCCTTGTGCAGTACCGTGCCATCCGGTAGGCGCCAATGCCGTGCCGAAATAGCGACCATTTCCTTAGCCGATGTTGCGAGGGCGATATCACCGATCAAGGTCTTACCGGAGTTAACTGCCTCAAGATACACGCAATCCTTGATTGTAATGAGATCGCCCTCAACGCTGGTTATCGTGCCACCGATCAGCCACGACGGGGGGGTGAAAAAAACGTAGGTCTGTCCGACTTTGAAATTCATTTGATTTGGTCCTGTTGGTTTCGAGCAATTCATCTATCGCATGGAACGCGATTACAAGTCAACAAGAAAACGTCAGATGGCAAGGCGGGCTGGCATAGCAAGCAAAACTGACATCACTAGCGCGGCTGGCATGGCTGGCGTAGCTGGAAAAGCTAGCGTAGCTAGCGTAGTTGGCGTAGCCGGCGTGGCTGGCGTGGCTGGCGCGGCTGGCGCAGCTGACGTAACTGACGAGGGTAGCGACCATCATTTGCCACGCTGCCATAACGTGGCGATATCACATAGATTTAATGGGATATCGGTGTATGGTCGCCAATGGATGATCGAGCTGCAAAAATTATTTGTGGAAGGCTCAATGCCCGGTGGCGGATCGAATCGGACGCGCCTGTGCAACTGCCATAAATCAAGAACTAAATCGCCATGCGGCGCGACAATTTCATGCCACCATTTGGTGCTGTGATCATGCTTTGCGAGCACAAGCGCCCACTTGGTACGTCCAGCCTCGATTTCGGCAGTTAGTTTACGCATCCAGGGCAGGGGGTTGCTGTAAGGATGGTTTAGAAATACGCTCCGCCCCCACGGGTATATAAGGCCATCGTCGCCTTTTTCGAGTGAATATGCTGCCAGCGCACGCACTGATGATCTCGGATTAGAACACGGATCAAGGTCCACAAACGGCAACCGGGCAGTTAGCCAAGCGGGTGTGCAGTAGGAATCGGTCGCTTTGGTTCCCATGGGATTAACCTCCCCGTGGCATCGAAAACAGGTTCGGCACCTTTATACAGCCGGCGCATCAAGCAAGGCAGCGCTTCCACAGCGGCATGCATATCAGGACATGCGATACGCAAGGTCTCTTCCATGATTTCGCTACACCGCGTAGCAGCCTCGGCAGCGATCGATTCCGGATGCTCAAGTACAACTTCATCGTGGGCAAACAGAATCGCGCGCGAACTCAATAGTGGGGATGGCCCGCCATCCCAGCGTGAGACATATCTGGTGAAACTCTGTACGCGATGCGTACTATCGTAACATTCACGGGTGATTGCCATAAGGGCATTCTTTGCCGCATCGGCTAGTAATGCTTGAAAATACCCATTGGCAATCGCGTTGCCAGAGTTGATGGGATCGCCTTGCTCGTCAACCTTCCCCTGTTTAAAACCGCGCAAACGCTTGCTCATATGCTGTGTGACAGGTTGCCCCGCTTCATCAATCCGCTTGACATAGTCAAAATAGGCAGCATTTTCAGGCCACTGTTTGAGCCATTGCTCTTTTAGCTGCGTCGCACACTCGATGCATTTCAGACATGTTGGGGGCAACGGGCGATGGTGCCATTCGGTAACCTTGACAGTGCCGCAGTGTTGCGCAGCACCCATCAAAATACAAAAGCGCAAACCTTTATAGATGGTGCCATCGGGTGCAACCGTAGTATCTGCTTCTTTACGTTTTTGCAGGACGAGTTTAGCGGCGCCCATCCGCCCAGGGAAACCAAAGTTGGCTGCTTTGAATGCTTGTCGGAGATTTCCGATACGCTTGTCACCGGCTTTTCTACGCTTGACAGCATCCTCGTACGAGATGCCGAGCATGCTTGCAGCACCCGCGAGGTGTGCATCTAGTCCGCGGTTTAGTGCCTCAGCAAGTCGCGAGGCACCGACAATCCAAAGGCAAGATTGTGCGTGTGTGACGAGCTCGCCGCCCCGATAATCCTCACTGCTAAACAGATACCCGGGGCGCGCAGTGATGCACTCGCGTATACCACCCTCACGGGGCAGCAGTTGGATTACCCCATCGTACGAAGTGCGCCCCGTCTCAACTAGCGTATTGAATCGCAGATTGAGCGGCACTTCATAATAAGGCCCGGGACATGTGCATGCACCTTTGCGTCCCTCGCGTTGCGCCGGGCATCCTTCGGCATGTCCGGCAACTGGCGGACGAGCGGTGCGGAAATACGGAATGTACGTGTGGGGGATTTTCTTCCCGTCCTCGTATTCTGCAAAACTGCGCAGAAATTCGTCACCCGACTCAGTCAGCACGTCACGTCCGATGCCGATTTCACCGGATGGGGTGCGTGGTACATTTGTGAGCAGCAATCCGCTACCGTCGCACTGTTTACAGTTAATTTTCGTGCGCCCCTGCGTCACTTCGCTGGGGACCTTACCGCCACCCGCACAATTTGGACACCCATCCTTGGCGCCATATGCGATAGCAACTAGGCGCTTGAGTTTGCTCTCATCCACACTACCCGTACTGCGGATGATGCCGGCATCAATAAAAGGTTGCTCTTGCCCCGCATGCTCAGATTCATATTTCGCCTGCAAAGCATCCACATCTTGCTGATCGATGTGGAACCCCCACGCTCCACCTAGTGCGCCACAAAGCTGCACGTATGTCTGCCTCGAGAGCTCATGGCTGTTTTGCCGGCGCTCGCGGGCACGGCAATACGCATCCCCGCCCGGCGGAAGTCCACAGCGCCGGCAACCGAGATCGCTGCCAGGCCCGCCCGATGGCCACACGTGTGGCGCGCAGCTGGGCAGGTGCCCCCCTTGTGCGAGCGCCACCTCAAGTGTATTCACCGCATCGTCAACCGGGTACGTGCGTGCCTCAAGTGGCCATTGTTCGATAGGCAAATGCTCGAGCAGTGCATAGGACAAACGAAATCTATCGTTCGCCTTAGCGTTATCGCGACCTAGTACCTGCTGCACCACAGCATCTAGGGAATAGCGCCCCTTCATGGATTTGCCGGTAATCGGATCGCTCCCTAGATGCCCGCGCGCGATAGCGTGGAGTGCTTCCCAAACCTGCACGCAGATAACGCGACCGTCGACTTGTCCTAGTGCAGCGGTGCGCGCGGGATCATACATCGCCAGAATTGCCGGCATGAGATCTTCGCCACGTAATCCCGCGCGCACCGCCATGCACAGCACATCGTAAGCGATGTTCGCGCCGATTAGGGTGAGTGCGGGTGCATTTAGGGTGTGTTGGAACATCCCTTCGGCATCAGTTGCACTTACGAGATGTTTCTGCTGCGCCCACGCTGCACTGCCGCACACAACGGGCGGTGCGACGAGGCCCGGCTGCACCAGATGGGTCTCGAGATCGAATGCCACCCCGTTATGCAGGAGTGCGTCGAGGCGCTCGGACTTCACGTAAACAGCTCCCTATATCGAGTCAAAAATGCACGCTCAGCATCCGCCGGTGGCATGCAGCGAAACCACGCACCAAGCGGCGATACCTCTTGGTGCCACGGGCGATGGAGATACATCTCAGGATCAGCCATCAAATACGAAATCTCATCAATGAGGATCCGGTTATCAATATTCTTGATGATCTCGTGCGCTTTTGGTGTCCACTGCAGATGGAACGCCTCGGCGATTGCCTGCTCGATTTTACTTTCGACCCGACGGAACTCAGCCATTTCCGGCTGATGTTTGAGTGGGCGGATCATGTCCCCGATATACGCCTCGGCACTATCGTGCATCAATCCCAATTGTGCCAAGTTGCGCACTTGCTCGGGGGATCTGCCGGCATTGCGCGCATGCACCTCAACAAATTTCGAGACCAGGATGCAGTGCTCGGCGACGCTGTAGAAGATCCGAGATTGCCCGCCGTAGCGACAAGTCATCGCTAGGCCATGTGCTACATCGGCGAGCTCGATATCCGCCGCGCGGGGATTGAGCGGATGGAATCGCTTGCCGCTAAACGTTTGCATCCACCCGCGGTCGTCACCGGCATCCGGCTCAATCATGCGGGCTTCGTGGTCGGCTAGTGAGGGGATCGATTCCAAGCGAGTGCGTATTCCGTCCACTTCAACAATTGGCGAAGGAAATCGCATGTACTGCATAGTCGGCCGTGTCTCGAGCAGATGTGCGGCACCAAGATTCACGCCGGCACCAATTAGCGCGATAGCCACAATGACTACGAGGAGAATCATGCTCGCCTCATTTTCTGCATGCGTTGCGCCAGATGGTAGATTTTCCACCATAGCCATGTGCCTTGATGGGGGATTAACTGCCCGTCGAGTAACTGCACGCCATGAAATCCCCACTCACGCACCTTTGGTCCCATGAAGCACAGCGTAACGGCACCGCCCGGGGAGACTTCGCAAATCGTGTGTCTATCAGTTGCCCGGATCCAATTCCACCAGCGGTTGCGTAGGATGATCCCACGTTCACCGCGATGCTCGCGATACCAACCGCGTAAGATTAGGCTAAAAAATGAAACAGGATGGTCATGTAGATATGGTTCGGGATCGGGCTTATTGATCCAGTGCACGCACAGTGCGAACCATGGCGTTTTCAGCAAATGTAGACGGGTGATATATCCCGAATCTGTAAAAGTCCAGCGCCATAGACACCATCCGGTGCCGGATTTATATGTCCGCATTTATCACGCTACCAGTTGGGCAATCTTGATAAGTTTTTGGGTCTCTTTGCGCACAATATCTATGAGTTCAGACCATGTGAACTCTTGTAGATCACGCATATCTAGTCCGAGGGCATCATGTAATTGACGCTGGTACTCTGACAGAACCTTTTTCATCTTCGCTCCAAAGAAAAGAAAAACCGCTTACTGTCGGTGATGCAAGCAGGATCTCCCTACGCATCACAACCGATAGTAAGCGGCAAAAGTTACTTAGGCGGGAAGAAACCCGTCCAAGGATTAGTAGCGGGTGCCGCAACGGGCGTAGGCATCGTCACAGGCGCAGGTGTCGGCGTGACCGGCGATGCGGGTGCTTGCTGCGGGCGATACGTGTATGGCATGCGCTGATCAAGCGCCTGGCGCATCGCGATAACCGCTTCCTTTTCCTGTGGCACGTGGGTGTAGCTGATCCGCGTGTAAGGCTTCTTACCCTCTTTGGGCGGCTTGGTGTAACCGGACGCTTTGATTCGAGCCCCGCGGCAAGGTTGGAGCTCGAGCTGTCCGCCCTCGGCGCGCGTCTTAAGGCACGCACGCGCCAGCGCCTGATGCGATGTGGGAGTAGTTTCGACCCCTTGCAGTGCGTTCATGAACGCCGCAAAGCGATCCTTGTCGCGCTCCCCGCCCGGGAACGGCGCAGGCTTGTCGAGATTCCACAGCGCGTCGTATTGTGCGCCTTGTGCCGCTTGGGGATTATCCGATCCCTCGACAATGAAGGTAGTTCGCACGCAAAAGTTTTGCTCTTGGTTCGTGTAGGATTCAATCGATGCGACTACAAGATCGTGGTGTCCATCTGGGATAAAAGAGTTGTAATTCGAAGTCTTAACAGGTCGGGTATCGTTAAGCCTGTCCATGATATCGCCGTACGCCATAGTCTTTTCCTTGCTTTCTTTATCGGGTTAGGTATCGCGATCTTTGTCTCTGTAGCACGCCGACGCGCGGGTGTACAGATTTATTAGCTCTCGTCATCATCTTCGGTATCATCAAGTTTTGCGAAGACTTCGGCAGCGAAACCTCCGAGGATCTGCTGCTGCATAAGCGTGGTGCCCTCAACATAGTACGCGGCTCGCAACGCATTCCGCACCCGTCTACGGAGCTCGCGGGTGTGCAGATAGAACTCCGCTTTCACCACATCGGCTGGTTGGCCGCTACGTCTCAAGCGGCCGGCCGATTGCTCCCACATATCCACGCCCCCCGGAAGATTCGCATACAGCTGCTCGCAAAATTTAAACTGCAACCCATTGGTGCCAGTTCCGTGCGCGTCCATGGATACGAGGATGCTGCGGCTACCATCTTCCTGCAGCAACGCTTCGCGGGCATCCTTGCCCGCACCATAGAACGGCAGCTTGTGCTTTTGCGTCAAACGGCGCCCGAAAGGGCCGTACTGGAACCACACTATTCCGCGGTGCTCGCGTGCCCATGCCGCAGCATCGTCGACTAGAAAATCATCGAGCCACACATCATCCGCTTCGGGCTTAACCTGATCTCTAATTTCAGCCCACGGTAGCCACATCTGTGATGCCCATTCGGGAAGCCCACAATCGCTAGGGCGCTGGCCATAGGCACGTTGCGCGGCACGGATAGCGAGCTCGGGCGAATCTAAGTGCTCCTCGCGTCGCTTTAGCTTTTGCCGTAGCTCTTTGAAAAATTCGCGCCTGCGTTCTAGCCATGTCAGCACAAGCGGCTCGTCACGCGGAAACTCATTGTGGGGGAAGATCCATCGGTAGTGGAAACCGCACGCGATCGTGCACGCACATTCAACCGCCTGTAGTGCCGTAACGAGCTCCTCACCATCCGGGCGGATAAATGCTAGCGCCTGTGTGATTAGGTCTTGGAGCTTTTTGGGGATAGGTGGTGCTTCGCGCTCAAGTATCTCGAGCTTGCAGTCCGCACTAGATGTGGATGTGGTAACCACACCAAGTGTTTCGCACTGTCGCCGACGCAATCCGGTGTATAGCGATTCGCCTGGCTTGCAACATCCGCTAGCGATCAGCCCGTCAAACAACGCACCGGGATCAGCGGGATTTTGTGACGGGTCGATCGCAGTGGACCAGCTGGCTACAACTTCTTTACTGCGAGGCAACGGAGATCCTGCGCCTAGTGCCCATCCCGCAAGGTGCGCATGGTTTTTTATCGAGTTACTCGTAATCGAACCGGACCACACCGCGACGCGTGTACCTGGGTTCTCTTTAACGAACCGCTCGACACGTGAAACGGTGGAAGAGTCACGGTTACGAAGTTTCTGACATTCGTCCGAGACAATCGCGTGCGGGCGCACACGTCGCATCCAATCCGTTGCCTCGAGACGCTGCAGCCGTGAATAAGGCATCACTTGTAGTTTCGGGACACCTGGACGCAAGCGATCATCATTAGGGCGCCCCTGGATTACCATGCTAGGCATCTGCCAGTGCTGGCCTAGGTAATCGTAATCCTCGACGAGTTGCCCGGCGAGTTTAGGGGGTACAAGTAGCACCACGAGGACGGATTCTGGATCCGTGCCGGCGGGCATGTGATGCAAGAAAGCAAATGGTGCGAGCAGATCCAATAATGTCTTGCCGTGTCCAACTCCGATCATCCCGACAAGCCCGCCGCAGATTGCGAGCTCGCGTAATGCCCATGCTTGGATGTGGCGTAATTGCGTGATGCACCCCTCGGCAGCATGTCGATCGGGATCGATCTGCGCACATTTGCATGCTTGCCGTGTAGCCGTGTAGCGTGCGGTCTGTTGTGCGATAAGTGCATCAGCACGTGCGGTGCCATCTAGTTCCGGTGCCCGCCGCGGCAAGGCTAGGATCCGTGTTAGTTCTTCCGAGCGTCCGACGGGCGGACGAGATCCCCAAGCTTCACGTGGTGTGATGATCTGACTTTTGTATGGCGCTACGCCAGGCATCGCGACGATTGTGGTTAGATCTAAAGGCACCATTAACCTCTAAGGCGACTGGCGTAGCTGGCGTAATTGGAGTAATTGACGCAACTGGCGATGCTCGCGTAGTGGGCATAGCTGGCATGACTAGCATAGTTGATATGCCCGCCATAGCCGTAACTACCATAGTTGGCGTAGTTGGCGTAGCTGGCGCGGCTGGCGTCGCTAACGAGGCTGGCGTTGCTGGCGCGGCTGGCGATGCTAGTGTAGCTGCCGTGGCTGGCGCGGCTGGCGTAGCTGGCGAGGGTAGCGACCATCATAATCCGCTCCTTAGCCGGCTGGCGCGGCTGGCGTCGCTGGCATAGCTAGCGCAGCTGGCGAAGCTGGCGTCGCTGGCGCGGCTGGCGTAGCTGGCGTAGCTGGCGTAGCTGGCGTAGTTGTCGTAGCTGACGAGGCTGCCGTAGTTGGCGCGGCTGGCGTAGCTGGCGCGGCTGGCGTGGCCGGCGTAGTTGGCTAGGGTCG